CTACACTTTCCGATACACTGTTTTACCCTTTATCGCAGAACCAGAAATATCTTCAATCCGGTTTCCATCCAAATCCTGAAGGGTATCGTAAAAGCACTGTTCGGCTGGATAATTGCTGAACAACGTTCCGGTAACTATTGTACCATCTGCCATGTGTGCGGTACAACCCTTGAATAAGGTATCGGGAGTAACCGTATCGTTCGTGAGGTCGATTAGAATTTCTGTACCGTAAACGACCTTATTTACAGCCATCTAATCACCCCGCAATCGTTACCGTTGTACCCCCTGCCGAATTAGCAGACTCAACGTAGGCGATAGGATTTATCACAACCTGGGATAGATAATCAACTCCGTCATCAGGAAGGATTGTTTGCTTTACCGTAGAAGGCGTCGCTGTCTTTGCCTGCGCCGTAACGTCCGAAGATGGTTCACAGTCACCCTCTACTCCCAGAACATTGACACCCTTCTTAATATTGCCGGGTATGAGCTTAGCCCTTTCAGTTGCATCAAGCTGTACCGTGCCTGAGCCGTCGTGATAACCGATTGGAATCGTATAGACCGAATCTTTGTCTGTAATCTCCTCGGAAACGGCCCCATTGTTCTTCATGGTACCGGAAACTTTGTTACCTCTTGCGTAGGCTGTTTGCCCGTTGAGAATTTCAGCAGCGGTTGCAGTAGCATCCGTAGAATCCACATCAAACAGGCAAGTGCCTTCGATTACTTCACCGCTCTTGTCGTGGGCAGTATAACCGGCCAGCAGTTTATCTTTTGTAACACTGTCACCGGTCAAATCAATCAAAGTATTGCCCCCGTAAATCACTTTATTGATCGCCATTTGCATCCACCTCCTTTGCAATATAAGCGGTCGTGCCGTTGGACTCGTTGCTGGTTTCCCAATAAGGAACCTCCGTAACCAAAATATCCTCCTTCAGCACCTTATTTGCGGTGTTCAAAATTTGAGAACCGGATGCTTTGGGAACGACCTTATAATCCCCGGAGTAAGTGTCATATTCCCTTGTCACGCAGATTGACCCATTCAGACTTTCAATCCCTGAAAGAGTCCCTTTCAGAACAGATTCGCCCGATATTTTTCCGCTTAACGAATCCAGCGCCCGTATACCGCTCATATCAGCACACCTCCTCCGTTATTTTAATTTTAGAGGCAGTGATGAACGTATCCACTTCTCCGGACTCCTTCGTCAATTGGACATCGTACACATAAGTTCCAAAAGCGAGGTCTTTTGTATCTTCCGGGTTCAAAACCAGTTTCAGCGTATCAATCGGAATATCTTTTACCAGCAAAGTATCTTCATCCGTATAGTTGGATTTCATCGCGAAACGAACAGAATCCCCTTCGGATGGTACATATGGATCTCCATTTGATTGGGTAATGGAAATCTGAGCCATGAAAGTATCGCCCCGCGTAAGAGTAATGGTTGTTCCGGAAACCTTATAGCTCATAGCTCTCCTCCATTTCTGTCTGGCAATCAAAAACGGCTATACCCTCCACAATAATAAAAGCCGCCCACACACGATAGGCAGCGAATCATAGAAGAGTATAGCCATAAAGATTGCATTTGCGATGTTATTTGGCGTCCTTGTTGTAGTTTGCAGCGCTGATTCCCAGAAGAACGCCCAGGAAAGTGTCAACAGCCGTAATGGTACCGACTACCTGCTCGCCACAGGGCAGACCCCAGATGCCGGCCAGAGCAAAATATAAAGTGCCGGCTGCCGGAAGCAGATACTGCGCAATCCATTTCAGGGTATCGTAGGTTTTGTTACTCATCTTCATGATTTGTTTCCTCCTTAAAATCCAAGTTGTTTAAAAATATATCCGAGAATGATTCCGATAATGGCGGTTACTGCGTAACCAACTACTTTCCGCCACATATCTCCATCCCGGCTTTCCAACGTTTCCAAACGTTTTCCCTGAGAGACCTGTTCTTTTAACATGTTCTCCATGTTTAAAGCGAGTTTCTCCACAGAGGTGCTGATAAAAGCGACCTGTTTTACGGTTTCTTCAAGAACTTCCAAACGATGATTCTGCCGGTTGTTCTCGTCTTCTAACCGCTTATTTTCCGCATCCATGCTGCGTCGAAACTCGTTGTGTTCTTCACGAGAAATATAATCTCCTTCCATGCTTATTTATTCCTCCTTATCAAATATAACAAGCTTTTTCCCAACAATTGAAAGCGTCTTATCAAACAAGTCTTCATACAGCGTTATAAGATTTTTTCGTTGTTGTCTTGATAAAAGCTTGTAGAAACTGCCCATCCAGCCTCGGAACATATTCTCAATATTCTCGTATGGGATTTCTCCATTAGCAACTTTTATAGCCAGTTTCTTTAGCTTTCTGCGCATAGTCGTAACCCTATCCGGGTTGATTCTTTTAACGATTTTTCCATCCTTGGTAAGTGTGTATTTCACTTGCAGGAATTTGTATGTACTGGATATTTTAACGATGCGAGTCTTCTTCTCGTTGATGTGAATACCCAGTTCTTTGGCGATTACACGAATATGCTCAAGCAAGTCCACCAGTTCTTCTTTGCTTAGGTTCATGATGTACCAGTCATCCATATAACGACCGTAAAATTTCTGGCTTCTTACATATTTCACATAGTTGTCAATGCGGTATGGATAGTAAATCCCGATGACTTGTGAAAGCTGATCGCCAATGTTTACCGATTTTTCCATCCACTTCTCGCCGGTTAATTGTTCCTTGGGTATTTCCCTGTAATCCAGCTTGTTAAACGTTTCGGTCATACAATTGGCGTATTCTTCATCTGTCATGTAAGAAACATCAATTTTGAACCCGTCAAATATAAGTGTTAGAAGCCAGTCAATAAACTCGTCATCGTCAAAGAGCTTTAACAGTTCCCGCTTCGCTATCTCATGAATGATATTGTCGTAGAATTTTGAGAAGTCTCCGAACAGAATCCATCCTTCGTTGCCATACTGCTTGTAGTACCGTCGGAGATGCACCTCAAAACGCTCTCTTTGGTGTGAAATTCCTCTACCTTTGATGGAAGCGCCATTATCATAAATAATATGCTTCTTGACCTCTGGTAACAAAATCTCGTCACATAAAGCATGGCGAACAATACGGTCTCTGATTCGGATACTTGATATAGGTCTTACTCGGCCCCGCTCAGACAGAGAAAACTCCTCAACAGGACCATTTTCTAAAGTCCGGTTAAGAAGGTCTTCCTGGATAGAAAATATGTACCTTAGAAAGTTCATCATGAACTTCTGCGTCGTTTCTTTCCATTTACTGCCTTTTACGGAAGCCTTGTAAGCCCTATACAAGTTGTTGGCGTCAGACAAAATCTCTTCATACGTCATAATTATTCACCGTGATAGCAATACTTACCGTAGTAAATTGCGTCCAGCTTTGTCATTTATCCTTGATGGAAAGGACAACGTCTCCTTCTCAGTTGGTTAGACAGAGAATCCGGACGAACCCCGTTAGAGTTCGAAGCGTTGTTGTAGTTCGTATTGCCATTGCTGTTCACATTGGCGAAATTAGCCGAAGAAACGACGCGATTTAGACATTGCCCTGTAAGTATGCTTTGATTTTGTTGTCACGCTGACGCCATTTCTTTATCAAACCGATTTCTCGGTCGATAGCATTAACATATCTGCCATAGGTATTAACATCCACCTCGAAGATTTCCACGATTCGCTGAAGCTCTTTGAGAATCTGCTCGCAATTTATAATCGCATTGTTCTGATAGTCCCGCCGCTGTTCATACTCGCGCATAGAAGTGGGATACGTTGAATTAGCTGCCCTTACGTTGCTCGTCAATTGAGATGCCAACTGGTCGATTCGATTTTTAAAATTAGTCATCAAATATCGATACTTCGCAAAGTCTTCCGTCTCATCCTTTCCATAGGCATAACGGACCCGTACCAGATGGTCTAAATCTTTTACCCCAAAACTTCTCTGCATGAAGTCAAGCAGCATGTCATGTAAATCTATCGAGAAGGTAATGGCCTCAAATTTGGATTCCTTACGTTTACTTGCCAGGACGCTCATCAATAAGCGGCTCCGGTAATCTCAGCAAACTCTTCCTCGGTAATCCAGCCCTTTACTACGGCATTACGAACGCGGGTCAGATCCCACAGTTTTCTGTTGTAGAAACCCTTTACTTTGTCGTAATTCTTGCTATGTTCCATGGTGCTCTCCTTTCTTAAAGCTCGACGTCGCACATCATAGCGAGATATTCGAGGTCGGACTTGAGCTTTGTCTGTTCCAGTTCTTTCTGCGGAATATCCCGAAGGACAAACCACGACTTTTTATCAACAGTCGTCACCTGAACCAAATCCATGTGTTCATGAACTTCTTCATTGGTTCCGTCGTTGATGATGACCGGGGAACACGTTCCGTCGAAGATGGAAGCGTCAATAGCCTCCTCGGAAATGAAATTGTTCCCGTTCATGGTAAGGTTGTCAAGGATGGTTCCATCGGCAAGGGTGATTCTATAAGTTTTCTCATCCATTTTGATTCTTCCTTTCACTTAATTTTTTACTGTTATAACACAAGATTCTGTCACCTGAGTACGGTGTTTTCTTTCGGAGCGAGGGGGCACGAGGCCCCCAGATTTAGCCAACCAACCCGAAGACCGGACGAACCCCGCCAGAGCCGGAAGCGCCGTCGCAGGCCGGAGCGCCACCGCCGCTCACATAGGCGAAACGAGCCGAAGAAACGACGTCTCTCAGCCAATACCAATATCTCCCAGGATTGATGAATCTCGGATACATCTTCATCAACGCCAACTGGGTCTTGTCGATGGTGTAACGGTTCGGAACGAAAGAACCGTCTCCGGCCGGGGTAAACACCAGACTCCCGTACATCATGATTTCATTCGGAAGTTCAACCGTAGAATCGTACCAGGCGCCGGCAGAAGGATAACCATTGGTTACGGCATTAGTCAGATATTCCCTGTGTGTGAGAATATTGGTAGAACCGAAAGCCGAGTTCACCAAAGTCTTTGCATTGGCCAGATTAGCCGTATACATCAGTGAGCCGACATAACCGCCGGTGGTGATATTGGTTTCATTCATCTTGGCGTTATACAAAGCGGCATCCGGCATAATTACCAGATGAGGAGTTGTACAGGAAGTGTCGCCAGAATTCAACCAATAGTTGATATCGACAATTCTCCAAATCCTGTCTCCGATGCTCCAATAATCCCCGATGAAGAACCCTTTGAATGTGCCAGCCCTGATCTGGGCTTTCTGAGCCGTAGTCAAAGCCGTTCCAAGATTCTTTCCACGGAAAATATTCCGGCGCTGCTCTACAGAGATGACAGCATCCAAAATCCCCCAGAAAGCATCGTTGACCGTAATGCCCTTATTGCCGTCCGCAGCAGAAACCATCAGCCTGTCCGTTGCGGAAACTGAAGAAACCTGAGTAAGCTGTGAGACATTCATCTTGGCGAGGTAATCCTGAGAAGAACTAACCGCAACAAGTGCTGCGAGCAAATCTCTCGCAAGAATTGTCTTTGTCCCGCCGTCCCCGTCAACAAGCAGAACGTTGTTGGCGAGGAGCTGTGTTACTTTTTCGTAATCTGTAATTTTCATTACTTAATCCGCCTTTCTTTTAATTTCTAACAAATATAGCCTGACTGAAAATCGGGTTGTTCCCGCCGTCAAGAATTTGTTCAGTTGAATAAGACCGACCGTTCAAACCTCTGGATTCACTGTCTTTAACAGCATCCTCCACAGAGTCTAATACAGAATATAAACCCCTTCTTGCATTATCTCTGAGGTATCCGGAGACCTGAAATTCTTTCGGTATGCCTTCCATGAATTTAGCCAACAGATCAGAATAAGTCCGGCTCTCAATCGGATTCTCATTGTTGTCCATAACCGGATTCTTCTCCGCATCTGTAATTGCCGATAGGAACACAAAGATGTTATCAAACATAGGCTCCTCCTTTACTTCGTGACAAATATGGTTTTGCCTCTGATGACATCGCCTTTATCATCAAGGAGCTGCTCTGTCTGATCTGCATCCGGATTGTTCACATACAGCCATGTACCGCCATCGGTCAGAATCTGATAAACCGTAAATTCGTTGGCGAGTCCGTCAAACGCCTGCTCAATAGCCGCTAAGCGTCGTTTCACATCTTCGAGCTCTTCGCTGACATCAGAACCCTTCTTAACAACGAATGTAACCCTTTTTCCCTCAATCGGCTTATTATCGCCATCCAGAACCGATGAATCCGAAGAGTCGTTAAGACTGTCATAAATCGAATGGGTATTTGTAAGCTCATTTTGAAAATCTACAAGCTTATTTATCCGCTCGTTGAGAATGACAAGTTCATTGGCGAATGCCGAAACATCCTCGCCATCAATGAGATCCTTAATGGAATCCCACCAGTCCCGGAAATCCTTATCAATGGAACTTTTCCAATCAGCAAACTCTTTGGTATTGGCATTCACATAATCGTAGAACCAACCGCTCCAAAGAGCTTTCCAATTAGCGTTCGTCTCCTGCATTTCCGTAGTTTGACTGCTGAAAAACTCCTCCCACTGATGTTCCCAGTTCAGATAGGCTTCCTGAATCTCTGTTGTCTGAGCTTCAAACCATATCCTCCACTGATTTTTCCAGAAAGAGCTGTACTCTGTGAAATCGTCTGTTACAAGCTTTTTCCAGTATGCCAGCTCCCGGCTGCTGTTGTTGACGTAGTCATAAAACCACTTTTGCCACATATCTTTCCAGTAATCAGCAGTGTCGGTAATCTCGTTCACATGTGCGTTATAAAACTCCTCCCACTGATGTTCCCAGTTCAGATAGGCTTCCTGAATCTCTGTTGTCTGAGCTTCAAACCATATCCTCCACTGATTTTTCCAGAAAGAATTTGCAGACTCCATATCGGCAGTCTGAGCACCATAGAACGCTTTCCACTGGTCCCCCCACTGCGCCACCAAAGCATCGATAGACATCTTTTCAAGTGGGGCTGTGACAAACGGACACGCCGATGTACCGACACAGTTTGTAATGTTCGCCTGCCTGATTGCTGTCACGCCGGCATTCACACGAATATAAGCAAGCGGATACTGCCAGCGGTCATTCGTCTTTATCAGTGTCGGATTCTTCGGGCTGGATGCGGGAGTTCCTTTGATAATCTTTATTGAATTTGCCCGCACCGATTCCCTGGCATCGACTTCCAACACAACCGCGTCAATCCGGTTAAGAATTACTTCCGATAAGGGAAGGGTCAGAGGCAATAGGGCGTCGTTCAATGTCCATGTGTGATTAAACCATGCTCTGCCGATTCCAACATTAACCATCATGCCTTCGGATTCCTTAACCATCATGGCAGTTCCAAAATGCTGCAAAACTCCGTCCCGAATAATTCCGTCAAAAATACTGGACATTTGAATTGCGTCGTATCTTCGATCACGGTTTTTGGAATTGTAAAACCCATAGGTAACACTCATTATTCATCGCCTCCTTCCGTTGTTTTAAATGTTGGATATACGGATGCCCCTTCGGAATCTTCAGTCATAACGATTTCCACAATCCTGGCTTTCGTTTCATGTCCATACTCGTTTGCAATCTGAATGACATCTCCATTAAAGAAATCCTCACCGTATTTAAACATAACGGTAGTTTCCACCTGTCCTTCAAAAGATGTTACATCTGTATTCTCCGCTAACTTTTCTTTACCCCTTTGTTGCAGTAATGCCGTATACTCTGCATCGGTTAAGGTGACATCGTTACCGACATCCGAAGAAATATCTCTTGCATCGGTAAAAAGCTCCCGGCGGTTCAAACCGCTTCCGCCGCCAACTGTCGTGTATCTTCTTGAAGAACCTTCTCCCTCACCGCCAACCAGCGTGACATTTTTCAACGCCGACTTTGATTCGACATAATTGCTGTTGATGATATTTTCGAAATTGGGGGAAAAGACCACATATGGATTTGCTGTCTGGTCGTAAGACCTGTCAACACCGGAATAGAGTTTAAACACGAACTGCTTTTTATCGTTCAGTGTAATCTTGAACCCGATATCACGCTCACTGCAAATCTTGTTTATCACACTATACAGATTATCCCCCGTATACTGAGCGTCGATTGTCAGCTTTGTAATCGCCGGGTCGGTAGATGCTTCAAAAATGAAATTGCTGATACGGCGATTGCTATCGGAAGGGGAAATGACGTTTTTGTTCAGGAGTGTCCGGATTCCATTTTGAAGATTTCCCCTTATGGTCTGTTGCCCCCAGACAATTCTCCTGTCCAAGATAGATTCCAGCGACCTACCGGTTACGGTGATATGATTTCCGTCCTCGGAATCTGAGGTGATTCTTATCTTTTCGATAATCATACAATGCTCCGATTCCCGATTCTGCAAATAGTAATCCTGCCGTATGTAACTAAGAATGGTGCTTGTCATGGATGTGAAAAGCTCGAAATCACCATACTCATAATACCGGTCTGTCCAGATAAAAGACTCGTATACATCCACGATGGAGACCGCATCCAGATTTGTGTTTAAAACTATCAAATCCATCGCTATACCCCCTCATAAATGATTCGATTCTCTATCTTGAACTGTAAATTACTGCTTCCTTCTTCTGCCGTATACGCAAACACGTTGTCACCTTTTGCAAGCTGAAACCAGTCAGCTTCTTTATCCAGGCAGTTTAGAATATTGGTTGTTTTTCCGTTTCGGAGAAGGGTAATTGACTTTTTCCCTTTGACGGTACAGATAGTGATTTCATCGCCCGCCACAATTCCGGAACCCGTAAAAGCCTTCATCTTGTCAGTGTCGATACGCATAACCTCACGGGTTCCAGTATTGTATATGGTGATGTTTCGTGCTTCACCGATGGCATGAATTGTAATCGTCACACCAATCTCAGCATCTCCGCTGTACACAACTGTTTTTTCCATCTGATTCTGGATCTCGCCCATTTCCAGCAAGCATTCATACAGAGATTCGTTGCTGAAAGGAAATTCAAACAACGGCTCCACACCATAGAAAATAGTAGTATTAACCCCATCTTCCCCGGCAGAGTAAAAGAAAGGATTCGGACATACAATGGAGACATCCGAACCCTCATCTTTACTGAATATATCCGGTTCATTCGATTCGGTATATCCGTCAATTTCTGCTGAACGGTTGTCCGTTTCAATCAGCAGCGTAAGTTTTTTCTTTATCGGAAAATACTTATACGATAACTGACGCACATCCTCAATCGAATCTTTCCAAAGATACTTCAAGGAAATGACTATGTTCCGTTTCTGGAGTCTGGCAGAATTGAACAAATCCCCGTCATTTGTAGCAATTTCGGTGGTATTGATGTTCGCCTTTCCAGACCCCAGACCGGTTACAGAGGTAACTACGAAACCGGATTCCTCCGGCCTCGCAAGTACCAGTTTAATACTATCGCCAAGATAGTTTGTCACGGTGATTGACTTAATCACGCTTTCACCATCCTTTCCATCGCCGAGAACTGATTCTTTGTCTGCCGATAAATCTCAACTCTCGACAGTGCCTTAGGCGAATAGTTGTTTTGAGTAAATGTGAATGTGCTTCCTGAATTCGGAGAAGTTTCTCCATTTTGAACATCTGCGGTTTCCTGCTGATTCATGCCTCTGCTGATGGACAATGCCTGCGTTCTGCTGAACATAGCATTCAATCTGTTTGTCCCAGCTTCCACATTTGACAAATCAAGCACTGGACGAATGGTCGGCTGAGCATCAATGTCACTGTCAATGAAATCTTTGACCTTGGAGATTGCATTACCAAGTCCCGTTCTTGCGGCTTTCGCCATCCCGGAGCCGGCTTTGTATGCTTTCTCGGTGTAATCGCCAATCGCATTTACAAACGCCACGCCGAAGAAATCGCCAATCCGATAACCAACCTTTGAAGGAGAGTGTTCGTCAAGTTCTTCCTCCGCAGCCCTAGCAGCCGCAGCCGCCATAGCTCTCGCTTTCGCCTCAGCTTTGTATGTATTTTCACTGATACCTTTTGCAAATCCATCCACGAGATAGGAACCCGCATCGTAGAATTGCCCGTAGTAATCCCTAATCCCGGAGATAGCCCCGCCAAGACCAGAGGTAAATGCACTCTTTGCATCTGCATCCTTACTCCTTACCCCGGCGATGAATTTCACCATACACTGTTCGCCAGCGCTTTGAAACTCCGAATACTTATTCTTAATCGCAGTCAAACAACCGCTGATGATGTTGATAAATGTGTTTCTGGCATCCACATCTTTCGCTCGAACACCCGCAATAAACTTCACCATCGTCTGCGTTCCAACTGACTGAAACTCCGAATACTTATTCTTAATAGCAGTCAAACAACCGCTGATGATGTTGGTAAATGTGCTCCGAGCACTGTTATCCTGAGTTTTCACCCCGGCGATGAATTTCACCATCAAGGTAGAACCCGCAGTTTGGAAATCCCGCTGCTTCGCATTGATGGCTGTAAGCACCGCCTGAACCAACGCTGTGAACGTCGTTGTCAATGTGGTTTTCTTGGCATTTGCCGCATTCACAAAGGTTGTCAGCATATTGGAGGCGGCCGCTGTTACCTTTGAATTTGCGTTATTGAATGCGTCAATAAAACCAGTAATTCCAGCTTCTCCAAGCTTCGTCAGCGCGGAACTGAACGATGTCATTCCACTGGTGTCCAATCCAGCCATACCGTTTGCCATGTCAACCAATCTGTTTGTCTGTGTGATTACGCTGGATAACAGTCCAGTATCAATACTGCTAATATAACCGTAGTAGGAACTGAAATATGAGCCAAAAGAAGCCATATCGCTTCCAAAACTGGCTAAGGTCATATCATCCGAGAACCAGCCACCTTCTTTCGGTAAACTCTTTTGAAGCTCAACGATAGACGTAGCGGCATTTGTAGTTGCTGTAACGATACCAGCATCAACCGTTCTCATAAAATCGGAATACTTTGCAAAATTCGCACCAAAAGATACAAGACTGTTTCCAAATTCCCCGATATCGTTATCACCAGTAAACCAACTTACAACACCGCCCGTATTCGGAAGCGTATTCGCCAGCTCGACTAAAGACTTTCCTGCTGTTGCAGAATTTGTTATAGCGTCTACATCAATTCCGGATATTGCATCCGAGTAGGACTTCATTGCTTTTCCAAACGGAACGAGTTGTTTTCCGAACTCGCCAATGTCATTCTCGCCTGCGAAGAAACCGACAACCCCGCCCGAATTTGGAATAGTGGATGCCATCTCAGCCATAGCTTTTCCGGCAGTTGCAGCATTCGTCACCGTATCCGCGTTAAGACCTGTCACCGCAAGCGAAAATTCCATCATAGCCTCGCCAAAAGGTACAAGCTGCTCCCCAAAAGCTTTCATGTCGTTCTCGCCAGCAAAGAAACCGAGGACCCCACCGCTGTTCGGGAGTGTTGCAGCCATTTCCGCCAATGCCTTACCTGCTGTAGCCGCCTGCTCTACTACTTCGCTCTTCATATCGCCTATCGCAATCGAAAAGTCCCTCATGGCTTCTCCGAATGGAACGAGCTGCTCCGCAAAATCTGACATGGATGAACCACCAGTAATCCAAGAGGCTATACCCTGAAGAATATCGGCCGCCGTAAGAATCAGAATTGTTTCAGCTAATGCTTTTACCCCGGACATTGCCGCTTCGTCTAAGTTTTTTACCCCCTCAAAGAACGGGGAGGCATTTTCCATAAACGAAGACAAATTTGTCCCTATCTCCGGAAGCCCGGACGTCGCGCCGGCAACAAACCCGCCTATGATATTCCCAAAGAAGGAGCCCAGCCCGTATCCGACTTTTTCAAGAAGGGAAAGACCCTTGTTTAAGAATTCTTCCATTCCTGGATAATGCTTGGCAAGTGCACCGATTCCAATCATAAGCCCGCCAACAGCGGTAATAAGAGTCAGTAACGCACCGACCCCGATAAAAGCCGCTGGACCTGTGGCGCCGACAGCGCTCAATATCAGGCATGATGCCGATAATGATAACAACAGAACCGATAATCCTTCCGCTATTTCCAAAACAGATCCAACATTCATGTAAGCAAGCACGCCTATAATTCCAGCTAGACCGGCTACAACCAAAGTCATAACGCCAAGCGTGACGTACGCTCCCGGAGCTACGTTTCCGGCTTTACTAATAATGAGCATGGATGCCGACAAGGACAATAGCAGCAACGATAATGCTGCAGAAACGCCCATTACTGAATCCACTGGTAAGCCGGACAATAAATATAAAACCCCGCCCAAAGCTATCACTACCCCCGTTAAAACAACAAGAGTCCCATTAGCCTTTTTTGCCAGTGACGTAGAGGCAACAAGGGCACCAAACATCGCCATCACCATGGATAATGACAAAGATGCTGCGAAAAGATTTTCCGGGTTAATCATAGAAAGCGTACCAAGCGCGACTGCCAGAATTCCGATTGTTACAGAAATAAGGGTTAAAGTGCTCTTACAGTCTTTCGCCAGATATGAAACAGCGATCAATCCCGCAAATAAAATCTCAAGCAGAGCTATAGCTTTTAATGCTTGGTTTAATCCATCCGGTTTTATGTGACTGATAATTACCATTGCCCCGGATAAAATCAATAAAGCCCCTGACATCAGCAACAGCATCGCTCCTGCCTTAACAGCATTTGCCCCCGCGAACTTAGACACAGCGACCACTCCGGCAAACAGTACAAGCAACTGCGCAACGGCACCGGTAGCTTTCCGCAAATCACCGGCTTCCATTTTTCCAAGTATCTTTAAGGTTGCCGTTATCAAAAGAAGCGCCGCAGACATAGCCAGAATACCAACCCCAGCCTTAGCCGCATTTGCCCCGGCAAACTTGCTAGAGATCATAAGGACGGCAAAAGTTCCAAAAATCCCTACAAAAGCCTCCATGTTGGTTTTCATCTTTGTAGTATCCAGATTTGCTATATCGTCAAATACTCCTACAAAGATTTTTAATGCCACCACGGTAGCAAGAATCGTAACTGCGGAACCAAGCTTGATATTTTTACAGATTACAGCCAGAGCCACAAGACCGCCCATCGCACCAAGAAGAATCTTAATCGATTGATCCAGATTGTTCAGTTGCAGGCTGTCCAAATCCTTAAATGCGCTGACCATGATTTTCAAAGAACCAGAAATCACCAGCAACGCGACAGAACCTTTCGATAGCTTCGGTGCAAATTTTCCGAGCAGTCCAGCCATAACAGCAAGGCCGGAAGCCATCACACCAAGAACAGCCACATTCTGCCATACTTTATCCTGGTCAAGACCTTCCATGGATTTCAGTGTATGAATAAGAATCAGTAGAGAAGCGGCGATTCCAAGCATAGACGTTGATCCTTTTCCGCCACCAATTTTGCCAATGATTCCCATTGCCGCAGAAACACCGAGAAGACCGGCAGATAAAACGCCAAGCGCTCCAACAGCAGACCAGAGCTTTGTCTGATCAACAAGCGTTAAAGCAACAATGGAAGCCGCAAGAATACCGACGGATATGGCGACATTCATTAACGCTTGGGATTTTGTCTTCATCGCAAAAGCGTTGATCGCCTTAGATGCACTCTTAAGCAATTTGTCAAACCCGCTCAGAATTCCTGACAAATCATCAAATGGGCCGGCCAGCGTTTCCAAAGCATCTCCAATTTTCTTGACGAACAAAATCAAACTGCCGCCAAGACCAATAGTCAGGATTTCCCCTATGCCGATATGGTCGCTGAATTTCTGCTTTATGGATTTTGCAAAATTGAAGATTTTCTCTTTTAAGCCGTCAAGATCTTCTCCGACAGACGCAAAATGCTTCTTGACATCATCTTTAAACTCCCTGATAGCTTTCTTAATGTCGTCAAACTTCCCGTCAACATCCAGAAAATAATCAATCACGTTATCCTTGAAATCCCTGAAAATATTATTGAGATCATCTAAGGTAATATGGTCCAGAGCTTTCACACGTTCAATAAAATCGTTAATCCGGTCAATTCCGCCCCGGAAATACTTGCCAAATTCGGAGAACGTATTGCTAAAGGCAGTTTCAAAGCGTGTGATATTCTTCTGCACCACCGGAAGCGCCATAAAAGCATCAATCCACTTTTTAACCTCCGTACAGGCTGTTTTTATCCCGCTGGCCGCCGCCTTGACGCCCCTGGTCACACGGTCATTGTTGAGAATGAAATCACGGAATCCTGAAATCAGATCACCCACCTTCGCCGTCAGATCAAGAACATCCATGTCAAACGCATTTAAAATCACAGACAACCCTTTAAACGCAAGGCGTAATCCGCCTCCCGTAACTGTCATGACGATATCGAGAATAGCAAACAGTCCTTTAAAAGTTCTTGTGATCTTATCTGCCTTATCGTCGGTAATCTCTAATTTTTCGGTAAATGTGTTAATGGCTTTAATCAGGTTATAGAGTTTTTCAGAACGTTCTTTGATGATATCATCTTCGGTCATTCCATGGTGAAATGTATCGTTCCACGCTTTCTTGACCGCGCCGAGAGAATCCACAACACTATGGATTACATTGAGAACGGACCCCCACACCAACTCAGCTCCCGATGGTTTCTCAAAATCGTTTATCAACTCATCTATGGACGAACCGGCTGTATTTGCTTCCCTCTGCAAATCACGGAGCGCGGTAATCTGTTCTTCCGTATACCCCTTGTTTTTCAACTGCTCGTCCGATAAAGAAGCCAGACTGTCAGCATTTTTCAACTGTTCTTCCGTCAGGGAAGACATATGGCGGACACTACTGCCAAGTTTCTCATTAACCAAATTCTGAACCGTTGCATAATCATAACCGGCTTCGGTCAGTGCTTTTATTCTTGCTTCCCCGCTGCCAAAGTCTCCACGGATAACTTTATCAACGATTTCACCGTACTTTTCCATCTGTCCGGCCATTTCTTCCGTAGACTTTGTTGCTCCGGTAAGATCCCCCACCAAGCTTTTAAGTGCATCCTTCAGGATACTCTTATTTAGAGTTCCGTCGTTAAAGGCTTTTTTTAAAGCTTTTTCAAAGGAACCCTCTTTTTCTATCATTGCATCCAGGTCAACATTGTGGCTCTTAGCCAGTTCCTTGACCTTGTTCTGAAAAGTTTCTGTTTCAATGCCAGCAGTATTAAGCTTGTTTACAAGCACATCCCATTTTGAACTGAACGCACCCTCCAAGACTGCATTTCTGCTGTCCGCCGAACGTCCGATAATTCCGCTGAATATATCTGATAACTCCGTCAGCCGCTCTTTCGCTTTTTCAAAGTCGCCAATGATGATTTCCCAACTCTGAGTCCATCCTGACTGAGCCGCTTCCTTCAATGTGTCAAATAACTGGGTAAAAGTCTTCACCTTTGTCGCGGCATCATTCGCAGTCTGTCCCATCTTTATGATGGATTTGATCTGCTCCTCCGTATACCCCATGGTCTTGAGCTGTTTCTCGTTCAGATCACCCGTAAATTTCGAGAGTGTTTCTGTTAAAATGTCCGATGTGAGCCAGCCTTTACTTAACGTCTCACGGAAAGAGCCCTCATCTTCAATCATCTGGTCAATTGCTATACCATGCACCCTGGCCGTCTCTTTTAGGGAATCCTGAAATACCTGACCGCCCATACCGGCATTTACAACCGAATTCCAGTCCTGAAGCTTCACTGTTCCCGCCGCCAACGCCTGGGATAACTGGTACATAGCCGTGCTTGCCTGTTGGGAAGTAGAACCGGATACAGCAGCGAGGTTAGCGATACCTTTAATTGCCGCTACGGAAGTATCCAAATCAACGCCAGCCGCAGTGAACGTACCAATATTACGGGTCATTTCCGTAAAATTGTAAATGGTCATATCGGCATAGTGATTCAGTTCATCCAGTGCCTTATTTACCTGCTCCAGCGTCGTCCCTTTGGAAGACGTATTTGCAAGAATTGTCTGGACGGCGTTGATCTGTGTTTCATACTCCTGAAAACCGGACTTAACCGGGTCAATCGTAAGGGCCGAAATAATATTTTTACCTGCGGCAAGCGCAGAATTGGTTATGTTCTGGAGAGCCGTAATCGCCATTACCTCCATCGCGGAGAACTTTACCCTTACAGTCTCCACCGCATTGCTAAGGGGGTTCATGTCACATTTACGGGCTGCGGAATTTACTTCTTCCAATCCTTTTGCGGCGCCGGTCAGATTTAATTTCTGTTTCAGTTTATCAAGCGTGGAGAGACTGGTCTGAACGTTCTGTTCAAACTGCTTATTGTCAAACCGCATTGAAACGACTCTTTCGTCAATCGTCTTACTCATAGCTTCGTAACCTCCCTCCACGCTTCGTTAGCAATTCTGTCAAAAATAGGCTGGATAGCAGGATTGATATAATCTCGCCCCTGTACCCAGCCGCCGTTTCTTGTTCCGTGCCCGTATTGCAGAATGATGGCAATCGGAACTCCATTTTGAATATTTGAATTCTTGAATGAGATCGTTGCAGATCCATTCCTGTTCGTAATCTCGTATGACCACGAAGCCGCTGTCAGCCCCGAATCGACAGGTGTTGCAGACGCAAGGGCGGCAACTCCCTCTCGGCCATACTTGTCAAGGTCTCCGAGTTTAACGACCTCTTTTGCCCTCTCCAAATATCTTGTCAGTTTGGAGAAGTCGCCCTTTTGTCTGAACGTTATCATTGGAACACTCCTTTACTTTTTCAGATACACACTGGAGCTGAAACCGGTGTACTGAATACCATCCATGACAAACTGGATGTACAGCCACTTTGTTCCGTTGTACGCCGTGTAATAACCGTAGCACTGAACTTCCGTTCCATGTGGAATGAGACACAGCGCCTTCTTGTTTGTTCCGGCATCGTTACGGCAGTAGAGTCCATCCTTTGCAGTCACCTTATATGTACCTGACAAACTCTTATTGAGAGATTTCGCATAAGCCGTAGCCGTGACTTTCTTCGATGCCGGCTGATTCTGGTTCTGAACTGCGCTACTGGGTTTCGTCGCCGAACCATTCAAAATTTCATTGACACGGGTCTGAACCTCGTCATAATCGTACCCTTTTTCGGTCAGAGCAGCTTTACGATCTGGCCCATTCCCCCAGATACCAGTGATAACCTCATGAGCAATAGTGCCGATGCTCTTTTTCTCGCTCTGCGCAGGCGGAGCAACCGTCCCCTCATCATACTTAGGTGTAATGAAACCGCGGATAAATTTTCCGTTAATCGACAAGGTACGCCGCTTTACCGCATTGCTGAAGTTCCCCTCGATAACCGTAATGTAACCGCCGGATACATACTCAACAGTACCGATGTGATCCGGATTACCGGTGTTATCACCGATTCCGGAATCCTCCCAGTCATACAAAACCGCATCGCCGGGAGAGGGTACATACGCATCATCCTCAACCCAGCATCCCATCCTCTTTGCAGCTTCGATGATGTAATAGCAGCTAATCTCAATCGGCATAATTGCCGTATAACCAAGCTTAACCGCCAGGGCAGACCACGTTGCCGCACACCACGCCCAACCGTAAAGCATCTTTGTTCCGCGGGGAAAACTTCCGGTATAGGAATTGTAAATATCGATGATTTCTTTATACGAACCATCGGACTCGTTCTTTCCGATCCAGGACCTTGCCAAATCGACTACAGCCTGTCTTGAGTAGCTCATGGACGCTTCCTCCTTCTTTTCATCAGAATTGACGAAGCGGTAATCCATGTCCACATTCCCTTTGATTCCGTCCACGACGCCTTTGCTTGTATACTGGTGGAAATCACAGGGATAATCAGCTTCCCCGCTCCAATCCGCCAGCCAGAATACATACTTGTCCAGCAGGTCGTGGTCGAACATATTCCTGTAATAATCGATATTGGAATAGATGCCAGCTCTGTATCCTTTCTCCGTGACATATTCACAAAACGCCTTGGTATGGGCGTTGCATTCAGCCCGTCCTAAACTAACCCCGGCAACCTTTGCTTTCGTGATCGTGTCGTACTCGAAATCGAAAAACACGATAACGTCTTTTCCAAGACCGGCTGCTTCCAACTGTGAAATACAGAAAACGGCTTCCTGCCTGGCCTGCTCAACGTTCATCGCATAGCTGAAATGGTAAACGCCAAGAACCGAGATTCCTGCCGCTTTAGCTGCCTTTACATACCCGTGAAATCTTCCGTCAACTGTCTGGCGATAGCTTGACCGGAGAATCAGGAACTGGATTCCGGAAGCTTTAACTTTGTTGAAATCCACATCCCCCTGCCAGGTCGAAATATCTGCTCCACGCTCTTTAGACATATAATCATCACCCCTTCGAATTTAACTGTTTTCTTCGTGCCGCATTTAAAGCGGCATTGCGTTTCATGATTTCCCTTCTGCTTCTCTTTTTAGGCGGCGAATTTTTGATGTTACATACCTTAATAAGAGTAAGAAGACGATTGAGATGCCACTTCTGACACTCAAACGGAATATTCAGGGCAATCATCCAGTAGTAAATAATCTCTGCTGTAACCTGTTCCCTGCTGGCTTTTACTGCCTTTTCCTCTGTAAAATGAGTGGCGGTCATCGGAGCATCGATGTATTGGTTAATTTGGTCGATACAGGATGTCGTCAGATAGTTATACACTTCCGGATTCACATTCTGCGTAAGCGTCATACATTGCACGTAATCCAACATTTCCTCAAGCGTCTTTTCCTGTTTGGTAAGGAAGGGCTTGCACCATTTGGATTCCCATTTTGAAAGGGAGACAAGGGAATGCTCCAACTGCAATGTTTGCTCTTTGGGGTAGATAAACATCTGGTTTATTTCATCCCATTGTTCCTCGCCAGCAGGTATTGTAATTCGCAGCATCCCTTTCGCCTCCTCCTGTTTTCAGATTTAATTTGCTACCGGAGCCAACGCCGGTGCAGGAACTCCCTGCCTGGAATTCGGGACGATACCGTTTACAAACTTTGCCGCTGCATCGGCATCCGTCGCAAGCTCCATAAACAGCACAGAATAAGCCTCCGTTTCAGAAAAAGCCTTGGACAGTTCATCAGACTTGACAAACCGTCTTCCATCCGGGCTTTTCTCACCGTAAGCTTTCAGAATCAGATCCTTGAAAATCTTAATGATCGCGGGCGCATCCTGAGCCGCCACGATTCCACGAATCATTTCAGCCAGCCCGCCGGCCGTACTCATCTCCATTTCCATAACTTCAGCCTCAGAAAGATTGAAGTAATGGTCCTCGGTGCGCTCAGTTCCGTTGTAATCCTTGTAGGTAATCGTTTTCTTTAACATAATGTTTTTCTCCTTTCAACAATAAAAAAAAAGGAGCCGCCAGCTTTTACCCTGAAACGGCTCCCAATCTGCTTAAATATGAAAATGTGAATTAGCCCGCTGTCTGAGACTCCTGATAAAGCTTCAGAATCTCATCCGGCAGCGGCAGCCTTGCAGTAGTTCCGTCATCGCCGTCCTCGGTGGTAGGCTCTGTACCGTACAGAATCTCCTCAAGCTTAGCCATGAACTTGGCATCAAACTTGGTGGAATCGAAAGTAAGGCACGCCGTCGGCTTGAGCTTCTTACCATCGATAACCGTGTTGATAGCCACCGGAGTCGTGCTGATCTCCCAGGAAAGGGTGATGGGTTCCGGACTATCATTGATAGTCGAGTAGCCTTTCTCCGAAGGAGCCGCCAAAGCACCGTAAATCAGATGCAGCTTATAGCCGTAATCATTGTTATCAACATCGTTGCCCAGAATCGTCCGGTAAGAGAGACCAAACGTTTTTCTGGACTGCTGCCCTGCAAACATACCGGGCACAACCTCAACCGACCCATCGCACTCTGCGAATTCATCAGGGTACATATATGCCTCGATGGTAGCCCCGAATTCCTCCGCGGACATCAGATTCAGATACTTGATGTTATCCGCATAAATCGGAGAAGCCTCCGCTCCGGAAGGGCTTTCCGATACAGCACTCAGACCATTCCACGCAACGCCTTTACTGTAAACGCCGCCAGCCTGAATAGGGTAAAGAACGCCATGATCCACACCGGTCTCATACAGACGCTCGCCAGTTTTATCCCAAACAAGTTTCATAGATTTGTTCCTCCTTATTCATAAATAATTTCAAGTCCGTAAGCTTTAGCAGCTTCGTGTTCCAGCTTACATCCTCTCGCGTTTTCCCAACCCTTACAAAAATACGCTGCGTGACAAAGCGACATATTTTCAAGACTTTTGGCGAGAAAGCAAAGCGGAATTTGTTCTACACCCCGTTCGACCATTTTTTCGTTGCTATACCACTCATCTGTAAAAAGAGTGTTGATGATCGTATAACCTCGTTCTTCTAATGTCTTAATCGCCTTTTCTCTTGTAGCGATGATCTCCTCCTCTGTCTTACCAGCCATAGGCTGAGACAACATGGCTTTCTTCATTTTTGTTCCTCCTTAAAAGAATATGGTAAAGACATCATGATTCAGGTTGTCTTTTTCGTAGTGCCGGATAAACCGACAAGTGGGCAAAGTGGCTACTTTACCTACGAGCGGACTATCCGGATCTTTATCGATGACTGTTACTGAATATTTTCGATAAGACAAATAAACCCCGTCATTCGCATACGTGTTCTCGATACCGTCAAGACCGTATACGATGGCGGGGTAATTCATCTTAACCGATTCCGGGGGTTGAAAATAAGCGTTCCTCGTTCCAAGGATTTCACAGAATATCTCATGTAGCAGAAGACGTCTGTTCGTCGCCATGATATACACCCCCTATTGTCAGAATCAGCCTTGGGTACTGAACTTCTACATTTGAAATCTTCCATTTAGCACCCATAAACCCAACGTACCGCATCGAATGAAAATTCTCATTGGCAAACGGATCGGCAACAATGCTGATCTCATTTGCGACATTGATGTCGTCGTTGAGCGTTTCAGCGCTTTGGAGCCTGCGCATATTACGAGTCAAATCACCAAAGTACATACGCTCGGTAATCTGCTCCTCCCATACGCCAGGTCTCGTTTCCACTGTCTCAGCATAGCCGATTGGTCCGTAAAATTTCGCCATTTTGAATTTCCACCTCCTGGACATTAGCCGCTGACAGACTCAGCTTTCTCCTCGATGACGATAGCAGACTTGATTCTGGTAAGCTGACCGGACTTGCGCGTCTCCAGCAGCGACTGAAGCTGATTGAACTTGATGTCGAAGTCGGTGAAGTGAGTCACATCGCCGCCCTTGGAAGCGCCGTATCCGTAGTCAGCCATATTCACGCAAATCGCGTGCAGCTTGTGCTTGACGCCGTCGGAATCGGTACGAACCTTCCCCTCGAACTGCGTAACCTCATAGATATTGGCAACGCCCAAAGCCGCAGCAAGCTCGGTATCCGTCTCGTAAATACGGCGGCCATTGCGGTCACGAGCGAGAATCATGGTGTTGTGCATATCAGTGGTAATGAACAGATCCGGCTTACCGGTACCACGGAAGTCCTTGCGAGCTTTACGCAGAGCCGTAACCATAGCCTCTGCATAAATGAAGCTTTCGCCGAAATACTGCTCGGTGTTGGCACCCTGAAGCTCTTTTGCCATGGCTGCAAAGTCCACATCCTTGTGGATGGTGTACAGCTCATCGTCAGTCCAGATGGGACGAATCTTGTCCGGGAAGATTTTCTCAGGGTCACTGTTAGGACGCTCATCACCCAGCATGGTAGCAACAGCCAAAGTTTCCTTCAAAGAAATCTGGTCGATGCTGTACTGGAACTGAACATAGTCGAAATCTTCGATGTCCACCACATCGTCACGATGCAGTTCGGAAGTGACGTATACCGTCTGGGGGTCAGTGGTACGCCTTACCAGCTCGTAGTTGCCGGTGATTTTCTTCTCGTTTCCTTTCTGATAACCCTTGGCGGACAGTGCATCGATGTTCCGAATATCTACATGAGAAGTACGAACCCGACCGTGAGGGATTTTCTGAGTCTTGGCCATGATAGCGTCAACCCATCCCATATCATTGGTGATAAGTTCGGGAGTGCGGCTGGGATGCGCCTCAACATATTCCGGGAACATGGTAGTAATGTTTCCGTTGCCGGTCTGAAGAAAGCCGCTGATGTCGGCGTGCTGAAGTTCATGCTCCTCGCTGTAGATTTTAATCGCAGCCTGAAGAGAACCAACGCTGCTGGACTTGGCAAGTTTCAGAATTTCACTCTGAGCCGCATGGGACAGAACATTATCCTGAGACTTGCCCTTTTTGTCAAATACATTATGTTTCATATCTTCGTTTCCTCCTTTAGAATCGTTATTATCCTCTGACCCTCCCTTTTTATCAAGAGCTGCCATACCGATCATTGTAAACACTACATCCTGTTCCTTATCGGAAAGCTTATGCCGGATTCTTTCCATGACCTCGTCGACCGTTTCATCATCGTTTTCCGGATTTTCCTCTTTAGAACCGCCATCATCCGGCTTCTTGTCTTTGTTTTCAGCCCCATCGTCAGAATGATAGAGCATGATGTTCTCATTGTAATTGATAATCAGCTCATCCTCGACGGCAACGCCGTGATTCATAACCGTATCAATATAGGCTCCGGGATTTGCCCCGGCCAAAACGAGACTCACCTCACGGATAATACCATGAACCACATCTTTCCCCATCTGCTTCAACTGATTCGCTGCAATGGACAGAGAAACAACGTCCCCGTGCCGAACCAACTTTTTAGCTGTCTGGCCGGATTCCGTATCATTGAATGTACAATAGGCATAAACCCCGTCGTCTCTGTTTTCCAGCAATGCGTGTCCCAAAACATTATCCTGGGAATCATGCTGATGGTTCCAAACAAGGCTTACAGTCTCGCCGTCCTGCTGTTTAAAAGCATTCTTACGGATAATTCTTCCGTCGGCGCACTGCAAATCATTTCTTGTGGCCCAGCCACTGAAATCAAATTTTGCCATTTTGAATTTTCCTCCTTACTTCTTTTTCTGTGATGATTTACGCTTGCGCTTGGACACCTTCGGCATCTCGGCGGCAATCTTGTCAAACTCCCTTTGATAAATTTCCTCATAAGAAGAGTCCAAAGACTCCTTTGCGGCTTTATAGGCTTCCCTCGCTGCGGAGATTGCCGATTTTAACCTGCTGGCAACCTGTTTTCGTTCAGCCGAAGCATTGGCAGAATTAGCCGCGCGGTCTTCTTTTGTTTCTTCTGACACCTGTTGCTTTCTCGCAGTGGCATCGGAACGGACACCTTCTTTACTGGACTGGGATTCTTCGCTTACTTTCGATTTTGCCGCTTTCGAATCCGAACGCAACTTGGCAATTTTCTCGTTACGCTCGGCTATCCGTTTTGCTCGTTCAGCTTTTGGCAAACTGTCCGGAATCTTTTCAGCCATAAGACGTTCTATCGCAGAATTAGTCTTGGATGTTATCCTTTCCTTCTCTGCCGTCGAGGTTTTTTCGATATCTTCCAAATCGGATTTTTTATCCGAATCGATTGCCTCTTTTTTACGAGATGCCCTTTTGGTTAGAGCATCATTCAACTCCTTCAGACGTGCAGAGATTTGTTCCCTTGTGGCCGATGCTCTTTCTCTTAGCGCTGTTATAGTCTGTTTTCGCTTTTCCTGTTCCCCCTCAACCTTGGCCTTTTTCTCGGCTTTGATTTCGTTTTTGGTATAGGACCAGACTTTCTTTCCTTCATCCGAAAGCTTGGTAGCTGAGCGGCGTCCTTTCAATTCCCTGGTTCGCATGTAATATTCATGAGCTTTTTGGGGGTCGTAATAGGGAGAGGCATAATGCTGAAGATTATTGTCCATCTACGAATCCTCCTCCTCTTCCTCATCATCGGAAATATAATCGCCGATTATCTTTTCTATTTCAGATTCAAGACTATCCAGCAATTCATTTACGATGCGGTCCTGTTCGCTCTCACCAGTTGAAGTTCCTTCGTCAGCCATCGTCGGATTTCCGGAATTAACCTCGCCTTCTGTCTGATTGAGATTTTTATTCCGAAGTTCATCCGCTTTCGGGTCTTTTGACGGTTTCCATCCGATCGTCTGCCGCATCTCATTCGAAGTCGCAATCTCATTACGAGTCAGCTTATCAGAGATTTCAGCCAATTCCGTAACAGGCACCAGCTTGAACGGGTCTCTGAAGAACATAATTGACTGCTTCTGAGACCGAGCAGTTTTGGTCAGAAACTTCCGTTTCATCTCGTCAACAATAGCAGAAACAATCGGCTCAATCGTTCGGTTGTAGTAGTTGAGCATTGTCGTTTCGTCGGCTGTACCATCTAAAATACTCTGAGTGATTCCCAACTGGCTGTATAGCATACTCGTTAAGTATTCAATCTGAGACATTAGATTGTTTCCAACGGAACGATTTAGCTGCGTTATATGCTCCGTACCATCGGTATAAGCGATACCATACTTAGAACCGGACAACTGCTGCTCAATATCTTTACGCCGTTTTTCGGCCTGCTGACGTCTTGCATCTGTCTTGATAACATACGGAAGCTGAATGATTAAATCCAACTTTCCGGAACTGCTTTGCTCATCGACAACGTCCAAGAGATTCAATTTTCGAATTAACCGTTGCATTGTGGAATTCGGTTCGTTGATAACCGCATAAAGCGGATTTTCAATAATCGCAACCGCTTCCTTTGGCATAAGAATATCTTCTTTCAAACCGGTGTTCTCGTTGTAAACCTGAACACGAACATGCTTCGGATACCATTCGAGAATTTTTCCAGTTCGCATCTTGTCAATATCGAATGAACCTGCTACTCCGTCTTCCGGATCATCATCGGTGTCGGTAGGTACAATGGCTACGCATCCTTCGTCCAACATCGACATGACAATATCCTGAATAAAAGAACGCCCAGTTTGATCTATATTGGCTTCCAAAGAAAGACAATTGTTCAAACCGGACTTTATAACTTCAAGAAATCGTTCATTATCATCCAAACGGACGTGCTGAATGTTGATGGCAGCCGCATCCAATGCAATACGGTTGTATACGGAAGTGACAATAGACCTTTCATTTCCTCTGGTAAGCCGAGGACGGTCCGGTCTGTAAGAATATCCCGTTCCGATATCACGGTAATAGTTTTGCTGACCGTTATTTCGGAAAGCATTCCAGGCATGTTTAAACCTGGAGCCAATCGCTATATCCATTTTTTCATCACCTCCCTACGCCTTATCCAGCACTGTCTTTTTGTAAGCAACCCGACCGGAAGCCCATACACCATTTCGGAGCTGCGCCATGTTGTAACCTTCATCAGCGAGCGCCATCATAACGCCAATTTCCCCTCGTTTTGCTACGAATTGAACAACCTTTCCAGACGGAGACCGAATCTTTGAAGCTGACTGACTCATAAGTTCAGCCATTTTCTTGTTGTAGGCGTTGATCGCCGAGGAACTCAATTTTCCCGATTTATTTACAGCGCCGGGAGACCGAAGTATTTCATTTGCATATCGGCTCATTTCTTTTGAAGATTTTCTGCGAGCCTGTTCCGTAATCTTCTCGCTTTTCTTCTTGACCCAATTTGCATCTTTTTTACTGAGATTTCCGAGTTGAGCCGGGGTACGGCGGATGCCCCATTTCTGTCCCAAAATCCCATGATGTTCTATCATCTCTGACAAACGCGCTCACCTCCTTTACTCAAACGCATCTCTGTTCAGCTTATAGGCGATGTAAGCATCCATCATAGCCGCCACAGCATCAATCTTTTGGTCGCCCCGCTTTTTGTAAAGCTTTCGGTTCCCGTTAGTGTCTGTGATGGTAATGCAATTGCCCATACAGAAAGACATCAATTCTTCATCAAATAAAAGCATCCGCTCCTCGGAAAGTTTCTTTAACTCTCCTAAAGGAACGGATTCTGTTTTTGCCCCCTGTATTACTTTTTCGATACCAAACGGTCCATTTTCAGATGCCCATCTCTCAACAAACTCTTTGGCATTGTAAGGGTCATACCCGAAACAACGAACGTCGTATCCACGTTCTACGATATGGTTATCCAGATCTTCATACACCTGCATCATATCCAAAACAGTGCCTTCCATGACAATCAAACTGCCTTCCAGTATGAACTGCTCATATTTACTTCGCATTGCCGACGGAAGTTTCCGAAACGTCAGGTCTGAAATATACGCCCTGGTTTTGATTCCGAATGTTCCGTTTGATAAAGGGAACATAAAAGTGAAATCACAGAAGTCATCCCCTCTCGATAAATCGCCGCCCATAGAACAAGGCATACCAGAAAAATCACGCTTACGATATTTCAAAGTTTCTTCATAAGTAAAGTAATAGGTATAACCCTCCATTGGTAGACCAAACCGCTTCGCCAAAATATCATTTCTGGCTGCCGGAGCATTTTCGGCTCTTTCTACATCACGCTGGTATACTTCAAAAGTAACGGTTTTTCCAAGGTTTGGGTTGGCTTTCAGCCACTTGTTAGGCTCAGAAATCTCATCAATGGAATCGAGCTTATACCACCAGATGGAAGTATTGATTGCCGGGTATTCGCCCTTTAGGATTTTCATCAATTCCATTTTGATTGTATCGCCGCTTCCGTTCCGAACGGTTCCTTCAGAGCTGGTCGCAATGATAAGGTAATCGTCAAGTTTTGAAGCGCCTTGCTCAATGGCTCCAACCACGTCTTCCCTTACATCACCGGACAGCCACTCATCGATTGTTGATACTTTAGTCCTCAAGCCTTGAAGTTTATCGATAGACATCGGACGAACCTCTATCAGAGAACCCGTGAAAAAATTTTCGATTCCCTTTTTGGTTGAGGCAAGCTTTACACGGTTTGCTTTGGCACCCGTGGTATTTTGTAACGACCCTTCCGTAAGAAACCGGAACAACGGACCTTTGGCTCTTGTGATGGCTGTCTTTATCGGCTGTATTACTTCCTCTGCCTGTTTCATAGTCGGAGCGGTTGTTATCTGGTGAGTCGTAGAAGTATCAATGTTTTCGAAATAGGATTGGATGCAGGAATCGTACAAAGACTTGGCGGCCCCTCGCCCAACAATCAAATACTGCTTATTGATAAGCCGCTTCTTGATGGTTTTTACTACAAAATGCCCGCCGGGACCATTCGGGTTTGGCTCCCATACTTCCCTCTCCTCGAAGTAGTACCAACCAAATATCTGCTCACCCCAAAGTTTAAAAGTGTCAAGCATAACAAGATTGGCACCATCGGTTAAAGTGAGTTCCTCCTCACAATATGCAATCCACCCCTCAACCGGACGGTCGTCATAATAAATCCCACGGTCTGCGATAAGTTCGTCGATCCGGTTCATTTCCATCTCGATTTCACGGCAGACAGGTATTTCTCCCCGAATTACGGCATCTCTGAACGCGCCGTAATACTTTGGAACGGCAGTGTTCGACAATGCCATAATGAATCACCTACTTATCTTTCTGTCCCTTTTTAGGATTAACAATCTCGGAACCGGCCAGCTTATTCACCGCTGTTCCCATCATGTAAGTTGTAAACTGTGTTGCGATGTTTTTCCCGGATTTTTCAAGGACGTCAGCAACAAAGTCCCGCCCCTTTGCACTGCGCACCTGTTCCTCGCTTTTGGATAAATCACGGTAACGCTTTTCCAGTTCCAGACGGCTTATCAGTTCTTTCAGCTCGGCATCTGTCATGTCTTTGACAGCTTTACGGCCGGAATTTCCAGAAGATACTTTTCCTTTCCCTCCGGCTTTTTTAATTTCTTCTTTGTCGCCTCCTGAAGATTTCTTTCTGCCCAACTGTGCAGGAGTACGCCGAACTCCCCATTTCATTCCAAGCACACCGTAATGGGTTAAAATGTTATCATCCATTTTGATTTTCCTCCTCTCCACTCGAATCAGATGCAACCTGGATACGCCACTCAAGCTCTTTTATCTGTTGGTTCATACATTCGATAACCGCAGAAGCAAGCGGTGGATCAAAGAGTAGTTTAACCTTCAGATGCATATAGGACTTTACGAATTCAATCTTAGATTTTTCAGGAATGAAATCGGTCCATAAAGCGTCTTCATCTTCAATGGAAAATCCATCAGCAGGACCGACGCCAAGCTGTGTCAAAATTGAAAACGCAGAGTTAATATGCATGATGAGATCAGCATCGTATACCTGGTATTCTTCTGCGATTCCGAGCAACTTTTTTATTGATGTCAGTATGCTTGGTATGTTCTTTTCCATCGCGGTCCTCCTTTTTACTTAAACTGTGATGAACTGTTTCATACAAAAGCCTTCCAAACCGGAATCGGTATAAACCTTGTAGAACTCGCCGATAGATTTATCCTTGTCAACTATAACTTCCGTATTGACCGGAATCGTGCCAAGAACCTCAGCCTTGTCATCCGGTTCTTTACGGATTCTGAGATTCGCACAATTGCTCACCAGACCGATTACAGGCTCTTTCTGTATTGCAGTCATTTCTTTAGATTCCATAATTTGTTTCCTCCTTAATGTCTCCATGGACAGGTATCGTTTTTTGTTCGTTCAACTGGAATATGGGGGATTGGAGTTTCGTCTCCATAGTGAATTGCGTTGTGGGTTGAAAGTTTTGTAGACACAACGTTGTCTGGGTCAAACACGCATGGATTCCGATTCAGAATATCTTCATAGGTTATAGGATTGATGTGGTGAATAATAATCGACCCAAAAATCTCAAATCCCTCTAAAGCCAAATCACACCCATTATCTCGAATGATGATTTTGTTTCTGAATCTTATCCATTCGTCGGAATGATAGAATTCCTGATTAAGCCAACGTTTAAAACCAAAAGTTTCTTCTGCAACTTTTCCACAAAGTCTGAGATACTGATACCGTTCCTCAAAAGTTGGAATTCGGATTAACTCACTATAAGTCTTCTTCATCCGAATCCTCCTCTCCGCTATACCGTCGAAACGCTTTCAGTGCATTTTCGTACAATTCCTCTGACCGATGTGCAGATTGCAGCGATTCCACTTTTGCCCTTAATAACTCGTTTTCACGTTCTATCTTCTCCCTCTCCAGACGCTCCCTCGTAGATCCCAGTTTTAAATAATGTGTTATGACCTGAGAGGAGGCTGTTCCCTCCATCAATTGTTTCTCAGCAAGATCTACCGCAAGAGAAATCATTTGATTTTCCCTCGCTTCGGGTGTCAACGCCGGTCGCATCTTTCTTGAAGAATTAGAAGAGCTTGCAGCCTTGGCTTTTCCCATACTTGCCGCCTCCTCTCGATTAGTTTGTTACTCGTTTTTCATACCTTTTAGAATAGTTCTCCTACGGTGTTTAAAAGAACTCACGAAGCCGGCAAATATACTTTTTCGCTGAAAGGAGAAAAAGAGCAAAAGAACCACAGCCAATGCCACGCCAACCCCGCGAGTTCGTTTAAACACCGTAGAAGAACGACAAGGGTAAATCCAAAATATACCCCCGGAGAATTTTTAAAGACCGCCGCGATGTGGGAGGGGGTGCATTTTCAGCGACCCTCCCCTATGTCTTTCATCTGTCAGTCTCATGGGCCGTTTAAGCCTTGTTTAAGTCGAAAAGCGACAACGCATATAAAAACTTAATTTTTTCAAATTCTCTTTTTTATGCAGTTGCAACTTGTTGTATTACTTTTCGATAGATGTTGGTGAAGTCGTACTTGATAATCTCATCAATTGCTCTTTCAATTTCCTGATTGTTTTCTTCATCCGAAAGCTGATCGGAAGTCCGAGCAATTCGACCCAAGTATGAACTCGAATGATAACCTTTTTCCTCATCGAACAGGAACCATGAAGTGAACTGTTCAAATGGATTGTAAGGATTATCAACCGTTGTTAAAGCACATTTTCTAGCCATGATACTTAGCTCACTCCTTTCATTAGAGGTATTTGTTCACGGTCGAAGGTGATACACCGAGCGCTTCAGCTATCTCGGCTGTACTATACCCAGAAGCACTCATAGACGCAATCTTGTTTACCTTGGCTGTGCTAAGAGTTGTAGTTATTCTCGGTGTTGCACGTTGCCTGAGGGTATCGATATCAATGTTGTTAATGATTTGGGTGAGTCTGTTCTCGCTAATAGCGCCAGCCTGAATTGCTTCCCATTCACGGTCACTTATTGAAATGGTTTCCCGGGAGGCTCCTACAGAACTACGGGCCGCAGTCAACGCCTGCTGGGAGGCTTTCTTTATTTCGCTTCTCGTCATATCCGGGTTTTCCTGTTTCTTGGCAGCCACGGTAGCATTTGCAATAACCTGGGCCTGCCTTTCACGGGGGGCGTTCATGAGGGCTACATTTAACTGGGCCATCAGGTGATCTACTTCCTCCTGGTAGGTCTCTTTGGCGGAGGCAGAGTAGGCGATCTTACCGGTGCTTACCATTTCCTTACGAGCCCGGTTAGCAAGGGTCTTCATCTCATTGGCATAGGTAGCGTAGGCTCTCTCCTGCGGGGTGTCGGCATCTGATACCAGACTGAATGCATCCCTGGTCTCCGCCATTTTTGTGCTTGCCTGGGTCCTTACTCTGGTATGTCCATTCCGGTCGGTATATTCTTCATAAACTTCCTTGTAGCTTTGTTCTCCGGTTTCCGGGTCTATAATCGGACTTCCTTTTCTTTTAAGAACGGAGGTTTCAGACTTAGCTCTGGAAATCAAAGTTGCAGCCCCTTCATGATACCGACCATCCTCATCATAGCTTCCCTGATATTTCTTTTTCAGAGACGCAATCCCGTTATCCACCTCACTCTGCTTGTAATCGAGTTTGTGTTTTTCAGCATCGATTACAACCATGCTGTGCCGTACCGCACGGGCAAGTTCTTCCGGAGTAGCACCGCGAAGAGTCATGTCTGTAATGAGGTTTGAAATCTTACCCATTTCAGTCTGGGTATTCTTCATAGCCTTAAAACTTCCTTCCGGTTTTCCGCCGTATTCAAGCTTAGGGTCGAATCCTTCCAAACCTTTCAACGCATGAGTCGATGTGATCTTAACCTTTCCGCCAGTCGGGATTACCATAACGGTATCGCCATCGAAGTCTGCTCCCGATAAACGCTCTGCAACCTTACTGTTAATCCCCACAGCATCTTTGGCATTGCCGAGAATCCGCTTTGCATCTGCCTGTTTATTGTTTACCACAAGAACCGGAATTTCAAAGGTGCCGCCATGTGGAAAACGGATAAGGGCAACCTGCTCACCATTCTTATAGTTAGGGGCGTATACTTCATTGTCCTTCATAGAGGTGATAGGTAAGATAACCTGATACTTTTGTCTGGGCAAAGCCGCAGCCTGTAGATGAACCGCCGCAGAATCACAGTCATCAGCAAAGGATTTCAGCAGAGCTTTCTTTACTGTCGGGTTTGTAAGGGAACAAATTTCATCAAACTCTGCCTGCTTATCGGCAGACGCCAATCCAAGCTGTTTTTTGATAAGAGACAGGCTCTGCTTGGACAGAAACTGAGAAGGTAAATGATCGCTCCATTCCCCCCAGTCCCCTTCCTCGGCACGTTTGTTAATGAGAGACAAGGATTGTTTCCTTCCTGTCATCGGATCGGTATATTTTCCTTTTGGATCGTCATAATAACTTTGTCCGCCATGTTCCTTAATCAGCGAACCAAACGGATTATCCGGATCGTCCTTTATCTTTTTTAAAACATCCATAACTGGAGTTCCGGTTTTTTTGTTGGTGTTGAACAGGACATCGACTCCGTCTGGCAGATCATCGGAATAAATAGCCATTCCTTTTAAGTAATGGGTTCCGTCTACCATGATACGAACCTGGGCATAATGAGCATCACCCAATGACAAGTCCTTTACTCCTCGCCGAAGTTCAATAACGCCATCTTTGTCGGAACCTCCATCATCACCATAACGAATCTTTAATCTGGCAGAATCCATACTGGCCGGATACTCAAAAGCTTTTCTAAATGTCTCGCCACCGTCTTGGGAAATGTAATCGCTCAAAGAATGGACATTCTCAAAATTGTAGATCTCCCTATGTTCCGTTCCAGGAGGACAGATAACTTTGATGTTTGTCTGTTTACCAGGATTTGTAACCTGTGGAACACCTCCGCCGTAAACCGGATAACCTTCCTGTTCCAATATGTAAAGTGCCTGATTCAGTTTCTCTTTTGAAATTCCGAGTTCTCGCTCAACGCCGGTTCCAACGTCAATCATTCCTTTTTCTTCGATTTGTTTCTTAAGGAATTCGGCGGTCTTTTTTGCCTGATTCATTCGGGCCTCAGACCCTTCATTCAAAAGAGAGCGGACAGAAGAATCATTAGAGAACCCCATAATCTCTGCAATTTCATTCAGGCTTTTTCCATCCTCGCGGAGAGACCTGGCTCTTGCCACATCCAACGCGCGCCTTTCATCTTTGGCTAACGATTTCTGAACACGATACTGTGTTGTGGTGAGACCCATTGATTTTGCAATCTCAGTTTCGCTTAATCCCTTCTTTTTTAATTCCTCAACACGGCTCAAAAAATCTCCGCTGCGCTGATAAGGGTTATCTCCAGAACCCCAAGGATATCTGCCGGAACGTCTCGGCATCCCGTAATGCATTAACATTTCTTCCGCAATGGGATTCATGGCTTAGCCCTCCTGTTCTTTGATTTTATTGATAATCTTATCAAAGGTGATAATCTTATCGATGATTGGAACAATTTCTTCAGCCGTTGGAGCGTGATACAAAATTTCATTGTTCTGATACAGACGCAATTCGATTTCAATTTCGCCAGGCTTCACTTTATATTCCAAACAAAAAAGAGCAGCGTAAATCATAAGCTGCTCCATGTGTGCCGGAATCACACCGGTCTTCAAATCGTGAATTCTAAGCAAACCGTTTCTAAACGCAATGCTGTCCGCTGTTCCAAAGCAATTCTCCGAATAAAAGAGAACCTGTTCAGGAACCATTTTGAATCCGATGGCATCGTTCACATACATATTCAATGTTTTCTGCGACTTCGGCAGCTTTTGCCCTAACCGAATACACTGTGCTGCGAACTCATGAAGAACAGTTCCTTTTTGTGTTGCCAAAAACTTTGAATAGGATTCGGCGACCTTGGACTCATCATAGTTAATCCAATGATATTTACTTGCGCCGAGAAAAGCGTGTTGCCCTTCAAGATTCAAATGATTGTTGAAGTTCATATAACACTTCCTCCTTGTTCTCCGGACAGATGAATCTTGAAAACGACATCTCGTTCATCAATCCGACATAGTATTCTTGATTTGGCTGCTTTTTTGCTCCAGCGCTTTTCTTACATTCCAAGGAAGCCCACTTGTTCTTGTAGAGGATGGTCAAATCCGGAATGCCCTGAATATAACTGGAATCGTTCTTTGTAACGATGCAACCGGGAAACATTTTTTTCAGTTCTTTTATCAACTGCGCCTGAAAATTGCTCTCCAACATTTCAGCGAGCCTCCTTTCTTTGTTTTTCAGAAAACGAAAAAGAGAATGTAGTCTTTAAAAATGGCTATTTTATCCTCTCTCTTCATAAAAGGGAATGTTTTTTTCGCGAGGCAAAAAAGAGCAAAAGAAAGAGCCGTTGTTGGCGGCTCCGTCTCTTTAAATCCATTTTTTAAAACGTTCAACAGCTTCCTCAAACAATTCAACATCAGCCTGAATACAGCTATATCCCTTACGACATTTATCGGGAAGCAAACTGATTCCAATAAAGAACCACAGTGCCACCGTAACAAATACATAAAGTCCTCCAAACACCTTCAAACCTTTAATAATTTTTTTCATGATAGTTTTCTCCTTTCAGAAAATGAATTTTTCCATAATAGAGCTTGTAATTTAAGCGTAAAAAAAACAGAGACACTCAAAAGCATCTCTGTATAATGAAGCTCTATTTAGTTGTGTTCTTTTTCTGTTATTGAGCAACTTCCAATAATTTCTGAGAAATCCGCGCCGACACCTCAGTATAATAAGCTACTTCGGCCGTTGATAACTCATCCTGATTTATTGTGTCCATCTTTTCCATTGTTTCGGTATACTTAGTCATATAATCCGTATAATCGGCAAGCATCGATGCGGCGTCATCAGAATTTGTATACTTCTTCATAAACTCACAATACTCATTAAAGAATTCTTCGTAACTGTCCATTGCCTCTTTAAATTCTGGACTGATATTACTATTGTTAGAAGTTTCTTCCGATGTCGCGGGTTCTTTTGGAGTTTCGCTTTCCTCTGATGCTGTACTAGAATCGCCTCGGTCTTTTGTACTCTCTTTGCAAATAATATCGACAGCTTCAATTTGATATCCCAACATTACTTGTAGATAATATTTTCCGTCACCGCTATAGGCATAAAACATTTTTCCACCGTCGTTCTCGCCCTCATATGTAACATCGTCAAACCCATTTGATTTACACGCCTCAATATATTCTTCGTATTCTCCATCCTGATAGTTTGCAACACGAAAAGAATAGGCTGTTCCACCATCTGGGTCGATGATTGAAATCTCTCCGTTCTTAAAATAATCAGTAGTAACCGGGAGCAAATCCGCATAATGAATCTCGTCTTCGCTACTTTCTGTTTTTGTATCGGATGTCGAAGAATCCTGTTCCTCAGTTGTTCCAACAGATTCAGACTCCATTTCAATCTCATCCGACGCAGGCTTCCAGCCACATGCCGACATAACCAGCATCATAATGCCGATTAAAAAAATTGTTATTGCTCTTTTCATCTCGTCTCCTCCAATTATTCAATATTTTAGCGCAATAAAAAAGTGCGCCCCAATGATGAGACGCACCCGCAAAAGTGAATCCCTCATTGTTGCGACACAATCTCATCCCGTTTAAGGCATAAGTAAAGAGAAAAAACACCCTTTGCCAAAGTGATTTCCCTTAAACGAGATATATGAAATTGTGTCGCAGAATAAGTATAGCACAACCAGCCGAAAAAAGAAACACTTTCCAAGAAATTTTCCGCCAATCGCTTGACATTTTCGGAAATTTGTGCTATAGGCTTTATGCCGTAATCAATTGTCCCCGCTGCTCCATATAGTCATAGACCATCTTCGTACCATCCATAAAATATACCAGTATGGACAGATACCCATTCGGCTGGTAGCGGGCAGCGTTTTTTGACAGCCTCGGAAACCTCCTCTGAAAGTCCTTGTAGATTTCAAGCCATGTAACTTTTTTACTCATATAACACCTCTTTTCTTGCTTGTGGCCAAAAACCCACTTTTTCCGTCCCTATTTATATATACTATTAAACTTTCTATCATAATAGTTTAAGAAAAAAAGTGGGCAAGTGGGCTTTTTAATTTTTCAAAACCCGCAAACCCGCATAAATACTGGGTTTTTCGATGGTCGAATCTCCAAATTTGTGGCCAAATTCATGTTTTAAAAGTGGGCAGAAAGTGGGCAAGTGGGCAGAAACCCGGGTAAAATCGTCCGTACAAATCTCAAAAGGCTGCCCAAATTCTACCCAGATTCACCCCAAACCCACTTTTTCTGACCAAAAGCCCATTTTCAAAAACCAAAAGTGGGCAGAGATTTTTAACCTAGATTAGCCTTCATCGGGCTCCGAAGACCGATACGGACGACAAAATTCACCGTAAATTGACGTCGGGTTTCTTATCGTAGAATCTGCATACCGGATCTTTCCGCTCTATAAAATCAACATCTTTCGGAAATTCTTCGTACACTCTCTCGGATTTCTTGAGAAATTCCATGTATGTTTCGATGTTTTTGCATACTTTTCTGTGTGTACAACGAGTACACATTGTCTCCCTAACTCCTCCGTCCACAAACTTCACCTCCAATTTTTCACATGTTGCCATAAGTTCTACCTCCAAATCTTTCCTGTCTGCTCGTCCCGTAAAACGATTCGCTCCTCCAGATGGAAGCCGGCCAGTTCACACATATCAAAGATGGTATGTAACAGTTTGTGAAACCGCTCGTCATCCCTATCCAGATTCTTCATAGCCTCATAAGCAGTCGGGTCAGAATAACCCTCTGCATTCTTTCGTAAATCTCTATCCGTCAAAAGACTTCTCACCTCCTTCTTCACGCCATTTTTCCAGATCGATTCCATATTGCTTCAATAAATATGTACAAAGCCAAACTTTATCGTTCTCCTCCATAACATATCGTTCGAGAAGTTCTGCTATGGCTTTGTTGAATCGGTCATAGAACCTACGCAGCCTTTTTTCTCCAAAACCGAACTCTGAATGGAGAACCCATAAAATGAGCGCGTCAATTTCTGTCGCGTGTTTTTTATCGTACTCTGCGAGTTGCCTCTGAATTTCGAGGTTCATAGCTTTTTTCTCGGCAACAGTCATAGCGGCTCCGTATACTTTCCCAGCAGCTTTCTTTATCCGCATCTCACAGCCCTCCTCACATAATCCAGTTCTCCTTTGCAAAGAAGAGCGGTAGTCCCATTATCAGGGTGAATATAAAAGCCGTTGCATCATATTCAATCGGGATGCTAAGGGCTCCCAGAGAGATAAGCGCAGCGGAATATAATTTGTTCTTTATCAATTCACGCCTCCACATAATATCCTCCCTTTACGACGGCAACGGTGCGCCCGATCTCCAGGCAATCCAAGCCACGAAAAAAGCGACTGCAATCAATAAGACCACAATCGCTGCCAAAGTCAGAACAAAATGAAGAATCAACTTATGAAACTGTTTCTTTGACATTGTCCTTCTCCTTTTTCGATTTCATGATACCTGCCTCTACATCATCCATCTTTACCAGCACACCGTTTTCTCTGAATTTGGAATATGCTCTGGCGGTCGCACAGTGCTCAATACACTGGCACACTCTGTTAATCAGCGCATACGCGCAAAGATAGAGGACCAAAAAAGCAAGCATATACTGTACAAAATTCATAAATTTTCTCCTTTCGAATTAGATTCGGAAAGCTTCTCTTTCATCTTTTCAAGAATGGCTTCAACCGACTTCCGAGTTTTCGGACTCATTTTTATGTAAGCCTTATGCTCGTCATACCAGTTGAATATCTCATTGAGATTATCCTTCTGCCAACTGAACGCCCACCAATCGCAAATCATTTCGAGAATATAATTGTAAGGTATATCCAGGGCAATCTCACCCTCTTTGGGGTCATCGTTAATGAGAACCCAGTGCTGCCAATGATGAGGATTTCTATGAATATGCAGAAGCCAAGCCCGTCTGTACTCCTGAACAACCTGATAAGATTTGTTGTTGCCATAGAAATACCGGTCGTAGGCTTCATACTCATCCGGCTCATTCTTGGAAGTATCGTGTGCAAACTCTGTCTGCCAAGCCACACCATCTACCAACAGTTCGGGAAGGTTCTCCTGAATCCACCGAAAGCCTTTATAGACGTTGTTGCGGTGCTGCTGCAAATATAAATCATACTGTGCACTCATTGGAATCCTCCTTACTGTAGATATTTTTCCATGAATAAGAGTCACGATAACTATAATCGTATACGCTTCCCTCTTGAGTAAAAACAATTTCGTTTTTTGCTTCGTTGTAATACACGCCATTCATTTCTGTCGCATCGCATTCCCACCCGCTATCGCTCGTTAAATGAACATTTGATGGAATGTTATTTTCTTTGATGATTTTTTGCAGAATATCAAAAGTCATTTCAGTTCACCTCTTTCCCGTCAGCATACATTTTTTCCGAATCCCCAGTAATAATCTCGCTGTACGGAAGTTGTTTAATCCACCGACAGAACTCACGCCATTCATCCAGCTTGTGATCTTTACGCCAGCGATAAATACCGACAAGCACTTCGTAGTTCAGCATAACCGTCCGTTTCTGGTTGTAGGAAGAGGGGAGTAGCTGAATCATTCTATACCACAGCTCTTTATCTTTCTTGTTGCTCTCCAAATATAAATCTCTCGTCTTATTGAGCATTTCGATTGTTTCACGGAGAGGAGTCTCCCAGAACCCGATCAGGTGTTCATGCGAAAAATCCTCCAACGTAAACTCCTTAGCATGGATTTTATGCATGGTCGAACAGGAGTTGGCTACGGTACCTACTTTATAGGTATCGAACTCCTTCCACCAGTAGAGCGGAGCAGTAATATCCAGGTACACCGTAATCATCCGGCGGTACTTTGCGTGAACCGGCCCGCCTGCTGCCAGTTTCATCATCAGCTCGTGATCGGCTTTACCAAGCTGGAAGGAGTGGTCGTATGTATGCTCGCAGGGAACCTCTTTCGCACAGTTCTCACAGCCGATACCATCGTCACCGCCTTTACAAATCCCGCTGTCGGACTTATCCCAACTGTTCATCGGGTTACGCATCCCTCTGATGGTCTCCTCCAGACCATGAATACTTACCTTTTCAATCTTAATCATCTTCTTTGCTCCTTTCCTCACACACTTTGCAGCGGCAATCGTTATCCGGCTTTCCTTTCTTATATAAACCGCAGTATGCACACTCATTATCATCGGGTCGAATTCGTATTTTTCTTATTTTGCATCTGTACCTACCCCAAGAAGAACAAAATATAGCTTCTGTGCAGGTGGTACAATTTTTTACATCACTCATCGGCAATTCTCTCTTTCTCTCTGTAATTTTACGTCAATAGCCTTTTGCAAATCCTCTGGCTTGACATCAAAAATGGACTCCAGAAAAGATAAGCAAATATAAGCGTCTGCTATCTCTTCCAAGAGTCCAAGTTTGTCACCATATCCACGAATCTGTTTACTGACCTGTTGCTGCAACTCGGCGAACTCCTCCATAGCGACAGTGCATTTCAGTTTCCATGGATACTTTTTTATGCTGTTCCGAATAATTCGCCGGCGTTCTTTTTCTGAAAGCTGAATGTCGCTTTTCAGTCCCTGAATAAATCTACTTCGGTTCATCGCTGTTCCTCTTTTCCCAGTAAGAATCGTAATCTCCCTTTACAAAATTCTTGGCGTGAGATATATCCGAAGTGTGCTTACATTCCGCCGACGGACAGGAATCACCACACTGTTTTCCGTCACAGAGATAAAGAATGTCCGCTACCTCCTTTGAAGGAAGCCAAGCATTCCGGTCGTCAATATATTCGTTGGCAAATATCTTTCTCGTATCCGTCCCGAAAGATGCCACAATTTCCGGCAGGTTCTCGTTGACAGCATCAAACACAAGTCCCTGCTCGGCAGACCAGCTAATTGCATTTTTCAGCATATCGTCCACCCGACATGTCCAGAGGATGAGCTTGTATCCATTCGCCTGCCGGTCTTTCAGATATGTAATCATCTCTTTGTTTGCTTCTCCGATTTCCGGCCACTTGTTTTTGCACAAAGTACCGTCAAAATCCACCGCAATAATTTTGTTTTCCATCTCTTTTTCTCCTTTCAGAAAACCAATTAGTAATTACGCCGTTGATAGGGGAGATGCTTTTGAATTCTCCTTTCCACCTTATATCTCGGCGTGTAGTTTTTTAGATACTGATTCTTTTTACAATGAGGCACAAACATTGCTTTTTCTTTGGCGCGTTTTTCTTCCTCATCACGAATCTGTCCAAATATTTTTGCGAGTGTGTCCGCAGCCTGCCTAACAGTAACTGCAAATTGTTCCTATGCTTCCGTGAGCTTATTAAGTAACGCATTCCATTCATCCGTAGTCATCGAATCATCCTCCATATTGTAGTCCAAAATGAGAATATAAATGGTTGTATAGTTGCTTTTCTATCTCATCCTTATAGACCACCACCGGTTTTCCTGCTATATGAATTGTCATGGTTTCACGGAGCAGAGGTTGTGCTGCATCTATACCCGCAGATTGAGAAGCATTCATTGCTATTTGCGGTTCGGGTAAATATGCCAGAGCTTCCATTCGTTTATGATCGCATTTATCAACAAAAGGACACTTCCGACATCTTTCAGATAACTGTGATAGTCCCATTCACACTTCTCCTTTCTTCATTGTAAGTTTCTGATATAACTCCTTTGCTTCATCGCCCTTAAAAGCGTTGATAATATCAATCTCGCCTTTATCTTTTCTACCAACAATCAGTACCGGAATATCCCCATGTGTATAGTCAAAGCTTACAAGGATGGTATCGGCTTTCCCCTTCATTAAATTCTCCTTTCTATGCGGCTTTAGGTAATGCTTCGGGAGTAAATGTATACCGCTTCGCATATCCTGTTGCATTAAAATCTTTCTTTTCTTTTAACGTCCTACTAATTGCCAAATCAATCCCCGAACGAGATTTCAAATGGTAATAATATAAATCCTTGAACGGTGTATTTAACCTATCAATTCGTCCAGACGATTGCTTCATGATTTTGTAGGAATAGTTTTGTGAGTAAAATATAATGGTATCCGTCTTGATACAGTTCCAACCTTCAGCACCAGCATTATACTGAACCAAATACACCCACTTTTTACTATCCGGAACCGGTTGATGACAATGCCCATTCCATTCTGCAATTTCAACATCATTTCCGTAAGCCAAATTCTTCAATATATCAAGTTCGTAGTCAAAATTGTAGAATATAATAGCTCTGGGATGCTTCTCGATGATTTCCAGTAATGCCACTTGCCTTGATTGGTCGGTATTTACAATCTTTCTCCAGACATAACAAAGCTCACCCGCATTGACAATTGGCTCGTCCTTATAAGGATTCCATCTGGTTCTTCCCACATCTTTGTACTTCTCGATGTTGTACCTAACAAAGACATCTTCATGATGCGAAACGGTTGTTCTCTTGAAATCCATGTTTACCAAAATATCATTCCGCCGTCGTATCAACCGACCAGTATTCAAATATCTATCCACTTTCGGAAATTTGCTGAATCGGCTGTAAACAATATGCTCTCTGGTAAACTCGGTTCTATTCCGATAAAACCCATTTGCAATAAAGACCGGAATATAATCCTGCCAAGTATCTCCCGGAGTAGCGGAAAGAAGAATCCATTGATTCCTTTTTGCTATTTGCAGAAACGACTTCACCCATGTACCAGAGCCAACCACACGCTGCTCATCAAATATAAAGAAGGCGCCCGTAATCTCTGCGTATTTTTTTATGTTATTCCACGAATCTACAATTACTTTGTTTCGATACAGATTGAATTCGTGAGAAGTAGAAAGAAGGAAGGGCGATAACTCACCCTCCCATTCCTTCGTATCCCGTTTACGAGCGGTTGTGATGATATAAAGGTCTTTAATTCCAACGTCATCCATCACCGCATACTCTTCGGTATCGATTTCTCCGCCATTGCAAATATAATAGTAAGCAAGTGCAGTTCGTGATTTTCCACTACCTACGCCACCACAAAGAATGCAGCCATTTTTCATCTTCTTGACAGCATCCAATTGATAGTCGTAGAGCTGCACCCCCGCCATAATCAACTTTCCTCGTTGTAGTCGTTGGTCCATCTCTTAATCTTGTTAAAATAGCTGCCCTTATTACCCAACGCTTTCTTTGCGATAGCCATCGCCAGACCCTTCTCCGGATCGAAGTCTTCATTTTTTGCCTTTACTACTGTCTTGGTGCCGTCTGCCCAGAAGACAATGGTTACTGGATTGTTGAAGATGACTTTCTTGATCTCCAGTGCCATTTTTCTATGCAGTTCCGCAGTACCGAACACATCGTTCACCGCATATTTAAAAGCATCAAGACGATTCTCCGCCTCCGTTGCCCTCCGGTTCGCTTTGCTGATTTCAGTGGCAGCATACATCAATTCCGGCTTATCAGTATCGGCTGCGTATACATAACCGCCTCTCATGTCACCAATCAGCTTCTGATTCGGAGAGTTGATCAATCCCTCCATGGTTTTCATAAACTCGCGTGCGTTCATTTCCTTGCTCATGATTTTTCTCCTTTCAATGTTTGTTTACATGTCTTCAAGCACCGCTTCGATGCTGTTTTTCAGATTCGCCATATCGGAATACATTTCGTTTTCCTTATTAGTGCAGTCATCTTCTATGGGAGAATTGTTCAAGAAGAAATCAATCTCCCTCAGCAGATTAGTCAGCCTTTCTTTCATCAGATTCTCCTTTCAAAAGCTCGTCCATTTTACGAACCATTCTTCGCATTGCCCACACATCGGAAAAATACATCATTGTAAACCAGTAATTTTCCGTCGAGTCACCCTCAGCAATAGGTTCTGTAAAGGTGTTACCGACCTTGATATAAGCTGCCACGCCCAGCAGAGAAAGCTGAATATAGCACATCAGAGCCACAATCTCGTCAATATCCTGTGCAACTACCAAAACGTGGTTCTGATAATTCAAAGGTTCCTTCTCCAACTGCTTTCTTGCGGCATGAACACCAGCAATCAAAGTGGCTCCCGCGCCACAGCATGAGTCACAGATAGTTATGTAGCCCTGTTCATTAACCTGCTGAGCCACATTATCACCTAAGGCAATTTCCGCCATAAGTTCACAAACGTGATACGGTGTAAAGAATTGCCCTCCGGACTCATTGCCTAAATTGAGTTCCATAAAAATACTGCCCAGAAAGTCCTGTTCCTGGTTTTCTTCCAAGGCCAAGACTGTCTGAGCAGCAAGTTCAGGAAATATCGCCTGTTCCTGTTTATTGTATTTCTTGATGATTTTCATATATCTGGCTTCCCGCTCATCATAATGGAATTTATCCACTGGATTCGAGAGCGAGCAGGCAAACATGATTACGAAATCCCTCCAAATATCCCAAGCTCTATGACGATAGGTAAGTTTTCTGAAAGAATCCAAGAACTCCTTTCTACCGTCATTTTTTCTGGGACTTGTTTTGGGTTTCGGCTCCGGCTTTTTGGGAACTTCTGAATCAACATCTTTGCTCGGCGGTTTGTAGGTCGGCATTGAAATCGTAGGTTTCCATTCCGGAACCGGCTTCATTTTTGGCGAATCCGTCTTAGGCGAAGTGGCAGGCGTTTTCTTTTTGGCTGTGGTCTGCTTCTTCTTTTTCTTCCAAAACGCCATAGTTTCTCCTTTCAAAAATATAAGTCTTAGTTGAATGGAAGCTCGTCCGGGCCCTCCATTTCGGCATACTTTTCCGCAAATTCATCTTCCTCGATGGTGACATACATATTTTTTAAATATGCCTTAACCCCAGATTTCTCGTTCTTCGTTCCTTCCTGGATTACCCAGTTGTAGGGCCGAATGGTCAAATCCACATTACGAATCTCAGCATAGTCCAGAGAGTCAATCGCCTCCTCGTCCAACTGCGTTTTCGTTCTTCTGGTAATCATGAACACCTTTGGTGGGATATTTTCAAAGCTTACCGCGACCTGGAGATAGTGCTTCGGCTCATCGCCCTCATCCTTCGGGGTAAGAACACGGATGTTCCACCCCTCCTCAGCCAATCTCTGGGCCAGTTCCGGGTCGTCAATCACAACACAGAAATTGCGGCTTCCAGCTCTGTTATACTTTCCCTCTTTACCGGAAAAGTTCCGGAAGATGATACGGGCATTCTCCATGATGATGTTGTCGTTTACTCTTTTAGACATAATCGTTCTCCTTTTCTTTTAAAATGGTAAATATTCTTCATTGGGATTGTCTTCCGGCGGATTCATGGAATGGCTCATAATCACATCCGAAATATCGTACCCAAGGTTACAGTCCATATGGAACTTGTCGTTATGGAAGTTCGGACAATCAAAGCACGTCGCATATTTCATTTCCCCGCAAGGCGGCATCCACGATGGAACCTCGGAATCAACATCAGCGTCGTTGGCACCAAGCTCCTTAATATACGGGTCGTCGGAAACAAACCATTCGAAATCGCCATACTCCGAAATAGTCTTAACTGCATCATCAACTAACTTGTCATAATAGCTGCGGTCGATATCATCTTGCTTGTCCAACTCCCGAACCATTTCCGATTCCAGCCACCTGTATCCTTTTGAACCAGTAGCGGCGTAGTATCTTCCATTTTTCTCCCGCATTAAGAGTCCGCCGCCGCACCCGTCCTTGATAGGGCAGAACTGTCCGATTTTTCCGATGAAACGATAGCAGTGCCCATCAGCAATAATCTTTCCAAGTCTTTCAAATTCCTGACATTCATCAGTCATCGGATCTTCGAGTTTTGATACATCGCTAAGTTCTTTTAGCAACTTTGCGTATTGCTTTTCTTCTTCAGACACATCTGGCAGCCCTTCGTTCATATCCAAATATAAAGCGCTACTTACAGATTTGGTCTCGCACATATCCTCGAAAGCAATATCTTCTCCACTGAAAAGTTTCTTGAACACATAAGGAACTGCAAACTGGGTACCGGTAGCTGTCCATTCGCCGGCGTGCTTACCATCTTTGTACTTGGCAATATAGACCGCGTCATTCACCAAGCACATCCGGTCGTATGTAGCCTCGTGCTCAAATGTGTACCCATACCGTTTACCATAATCCATAACAAACTGGATAATTTCCGGCGTAGCGTCAGGAATCTTGATAGAATCTGTCTTGATATGGGCAACAGTAAAGCCCCGTTCCTGCACCTCATGTTTGAGGTTAATCATGAACAGAGCTCCTCGTTTAGCTACAATATTGTCTTTGTTTCTCGGATCGCGGAATGCGTTCTCGAAAGAGGCAGAAGTAAGGCCGTAAACCGAATTGATTGCTGTCTTCAGAGCATCAGCAAGCTGCTTGGATGTCATTTCACCGTCAATTACTTTCTGGATATACGGTGTGAGCTTTCCATCCAGCATCGTATTGACAATATCCCATGCTTCATGCTTGATGCTTACACGCCCTTCGACAATATCCCGAAATGCTCTTGTGAATTTCACGCCGAATAGGACTTCTGCGATTGCGCTGTGTGGATGCATTGAGGAAACGTCCAGCAACGCCACATTCCCATACATCCCAGGTTCGGCATAGACATACCCGCCTTCGCCGACTTCTTCGTCGCGGTAAGTGGATTTTCCATTTTCGAACTTGTAACCAGGAAAATATGGAAGAAAACTGCCTGCTTCACCGTGAGTTCGTTCCATCATCTCCGGACACGCTTCAGCAAGGAATGAATATGTTTCCTCGTCCAAATCATGCACCGGTTCTGCCAGATTACGGTAGTGGAACTGATCCTGCGGCTTTCGGTTATTTCCAAATATAATTCTGGTAGTTAGGCTGTTCGTCGTGTCGTTGACGGTCATATCCGCCAAATCCGCCAGAATCTGCCTTGCCGTCCAATCCGCTTTCAAGTAAACAAAAGACGCCTCGGTAGCAATTACATCGTTATCACAGTATTCGGCAACCTTTGTCCAAAGTTCTTCCGGTACAGGTTGATCCCACGGTAAGCCAAGCTCCTGGTGATGGGTTCCCGCTTTGATGATTCTAATTTCGTCATCGGAAAACCCTTTCTTTTTCAGCTCCTTTTCTGTGACATTTCCCATTTCGATTTCCAACTTCTTCAGGCTTTTTTTGTTTCCGGCAGAAGCGAAGTCATAAACGTCTGTATAACTGACATTGTAGGCTTCTCCGAAGAAACAATTTGCGCTGCCATTGATAATTTTCTGGGACAGATTATAGAGCTGCTCGTTTGAATATCCCATAAGCCGGGCGTACAGAATATGATTGTCATACCTGCGGCAATTAAATCCAACTAAACGGAACCTCATTAAGTCCTCTATCTCAGATGGCGTCGGGTTAATCATCCGTACAACCGGCTTTCCCTCACCTTCGATTTTCCAGTTTACAAGAAACAGGTTGGGAAAGACCTCAACGTCATAAAATATCAGTTTCGCATTCTCATTTTTCACGGCTGTGGACGTGTCGGCAGATTTAAACTGCATCTTGTTTACCAACTTGATACAGTAATCAGCCTGATGAGAACTGTTCGCTGCAAATGCCAATACTGCATTCCTCATATCCGTGACATCATATTTTAAGTCACTGGAATATGCATCCTCCAGTATTTTGTAAATAAAGTCGATACTGGGCTTAGTACCCGGATGAATCTCTTTGTTGAGATTACGTTTTATCAGTGTTCTAAGCCCTTTCTCGCTTTGAACTGCTTCAAAATTTACCATTTTATTTTCTCCTTTCAGCGGTAAACCAGAGCTAATTGTCGCGATAGGCAGGTTGTTGCATTTCGACACTTTTCGTCTTAATGAACTGTTGCCTGTGAACACCTTAACTTCTACATGGTCATCATAAATGCGGCTCAGTCTTGCCGGATCTCCCGTATAAATATAATGCAGATGCACTCCGCATCCGCTTTTACTGAGTTCCGCATAAGTTGGCGGCCATTTACTTGCTTCTTCTACATTCCTTTCAAAAGATTTATTTCCCTCCTCGTCCGGAATATCAAAATCAATTACGATATGGTTTTCGGGAACCTTGACATAGTGTAATTGTGAAGTATCCAAAGAGGCCAAGGTTGTTTTGACATTCGCCCACTTTTTCCCAGGCGTACCAGCATCTGTTCCGTATTGGGCCGGGCAGGTTTCACATTCCTTGTCGAAAACAGATTCCTGCTCTTTGAACTCGATGGATGTTGGTTTTGTTTCCGCATTTTCACCTGCCGGATTTTTTTCGGTTTCAAATTTCTCAGTCCGGAATCCGGAATAGTAACTGCGAACCCGCGAACCATCTTCAAGATTGAACCGTTCCTTGTAGTCCCGAAAATAGTTTTTCAATTCCTCCTTAAAGATTCTTTGGGAGAATGGAAAAGACACCTTTGCTTCATCACAGTAGGTCTTGTACATCTCCCATGCCGCTTTCATTGTCGTTCCGTCTTCTTTTTTGAACACATGGTACGAATCAACAATGAAGTTATAGAAATCATTGGACGCCCCAAGCATAGCAATCGGAATATAATCGTCATACATACCCGGAGTGGATAAATATACTTCCTGACAGTGATACGCAATCGCCCCCAGTTCAAATCCAACCCGTTTTACAATATCCTTGTAATCGTTAGGATTCAGTTTGTTGCCTGTTGGCGAAACGTCTATCAATCTCCGAATCAAACCGGACTTCGCGTCTGTAATCTTCACCGGCTTATTTGTTCCCATAAAGAGAAAGCACTTGAATCGGTTGGCGTAGGTCGATTTGAACTTTTCGTTCACCGTCATAAGTTCATGAGAAACCAGACTGTTAAGCCTTGTGTTATCTTCAATTCTGGACAGGTCGCCGTCATGCTGAATCGCCACAAGAGGGTTGCTTTTAAATGCCTCCAACGCAAAAGAATTACTGGATGACCCCAGTGCTTTTGCGTCGAATACTGAGTAATACCCTTCAAAAAGCTGCTGGATGATGTTCAGGACTGTGGATTTACCTGTTCCTGCGGCTCCATATAACACCATGAATTTCTGCAACCGTTTGGATTCTCCTGACACAATCGACCCAATCGCCCATTCAATCTTCCGTCGTTCTTCCTCGGAATATAAAGTTGACATCAGCTTTTCGTAGGCAGACAAATCGCCAGCTTCAAGCGGATAATTCAGCTTTTTACTGGCGTAATCTTTTTTATTGGTCTCTGTGTTGAAAAAAATAAGTTTTTCATCCAGCATGTGGAATGAGTCCCGCATCTGCTTTTGGCAATACTTATGCCAGGAGTCAATCATGCCTGATTCTGCATCCCACATATGCAGGACTTTTATGTCGGAGTCAAAGCGCCGGCGGTTTTCTTCTGCATATCTATCCAGTTCGCGGTCAATGAGCTGCAAAGCATCCTGCTCGTCCGTAGACCATAAACCACGTTCCTCAATCCAGATAGCGTAGAAGTCACCACCTCGAATCATCAGATCGGAGCTTTTTTTAATAATGAACTTCGGATAGATTTCTATTACACCACGCTTTGTACTACGTGTTGAAATCATCAAAAAGTCGATCATCGCATTTTTTACTCTCCTTCCGAGCGCTTTAATTCCTCAATCTCATTCCTGAGTTCCTTTATTTTTTTATTCTGTTCCCGGCGGTCCAATTCCGTCATAACTACATAAGCGGTCATGGCGCAGGCCCAAAGTCCGACATTGCGGTTGAACCTGCTCTGATGCTTAAGAGTGACACGGATTCCCTTGATTGCCGTTTCCGATGACCGTAAACTTCCAAAAATATAACCAAGCATCTCGCACATCAGCCTTTTCCTCCTTTCATGCCTTTGATAAAACTTTTAGCGGTTTCAAACCGCCAGTCGTCTTTGCCACCATAGGTAAATATAAATTCAGCGCCATTGGTCTGCCGGACTCGGATGCTGTTTTTACCGTTTGGAAACCATGTGGCAGCATTCTCACCCGCATAAAGCGGAAAATATAGTTCAAACCATTTATATACTTCGTTGTGAGTCATACGAAACCTCCAAAACTATACGATTTCGTCTAAGTACCAGCACATCTGATACCAGATTTCTACCGTTCTCAAATCCCGTCGGCAGTGTTCCACCGTAAACAGGCCACCCTCCCCATTTCGCTTGTATCTTCGGTCTAAGAATCTCTGAATAATCTCGTCTGCATAATCCTCATCGAATCTTGCATCTGTCATTTTCCGTAAACCGAGATTCTCAATCATACCCCAGAACCATTGCCCGGTACGATTCCCGATATCCGGGTCGTCCATGATATGTTCTTCACAACGAATAGCGAGAGCAATCATCATTTCTAAAACACTACAAGGACTATTATCCAAGTAGCTTGAAATCATGGCGTTTTCGTATGAATTCTCGTAGCCAAACCGGTACCGGAGATCTATCCCATCTTCTTCTCGGTTTCCATCCATTTCAATCGTGTAATTAAAATCCACGTTATGGAGGAACCGTAAAAGTTTCTGATAGGACAGACCTCTGGTATACCGGCGGTTGCATACGAGCTGACACATCCAATCGAAGTATTCGCTATTCAGCTCGCTCCTTGTCATCATACCTCCGTCTGATGCGGCCTCTGCTTAATAACGTCTGAATAAGTCCTCTGATCCAGAAGAATTTCGTAGTCGCATTTCAGCCTGTCATTTCTGACAAAGACTGAATCGTCTTCAAACTCCCCAAAGTGGGTCAAAGATTCCAGACCTACAACATTATCCACATCTTCTACTTTTTCATCGTCTTCATCTGCCAGAATCTGGTCCGCATAGTAACTAAGGCTGATTCGCTCATAATCCTCAAACTCGCCAAATTCTTCCGGTGAGATTACATAGGGTTTCATCTCCATCGCTTCCTGCTCCTCTTTTTTCTCTCCGGCGCTTACATTTGAGTAGTTGGTATATCCTTCGCGTTCCAACCTCGCAGCATATTCGGTAATATCCGGTTTTTCCTCCGGTTTACCAACCTTTGCTGTCTGCGGCTCAGGAGTGACAATCTCAACATCCGCAGCCAATTCCCGTCTGGAAAATATCTCCTTTACTGAGTCAATTTCCTCCTGGGCAATCTGTTCGTATTTTTTTCTGGTATACTGCCAGGTTACTATGGAGCCAACAGCCGCGCCCAAAACAAACATCACAAAGCCCGTTGCTTTATTCATTTTCTTCGTCCTCCTCGCTTTTGATAGTCATTACCGTAAGCGCCAGTCCTCCGAAGAGTAAGGATACGCTCAGTAAGATACCGCCGGTAATATGCCTTTTTCTTTTTGTATCCAGCACATAATCGAGCATGGATATCAGGTTCCCGATTCCATCCATGATTACTGCTCCTTTCCGCCGGATAAAACGGCAAGACCGCCGACAAAACAGATTCCGGCCATGGCAGCCAGTGTGTAAGATACCAATGTTATAAAGCCATTCATAAGGTTAATCTCCTTTCATTCATAACTTGAAAAATAGTGGTGTTCTACTTGGAACATGGGAACGCCGTAATCGCTGTAACAGCCAGCGGTAAAGAATATAACATCGTAGTTTGTCCGAACTTCCAGTTCTTCTTTGACAAGCTGACAAATATCATCCCTCACCTCGCAGCGGTCTACACGTCCGTTCCACATTGAGGAAAACTGATATGGTTGATAGATAACATCGTAAACCGTATCGGGAAAATGCTCCGAATCCATGCGATTGAGTATGGTGTCGATTACCAATCGCTTTCCTTTTTCGCATTCTCCTTCTGCCTCTGCCATCGTTACCAATGCTATCAGCGAAATATCTTCCTCAGATAAAAGTTCTTCCTCTGCAATTTCTTCTGCGCTTGACTCTGAAATATCCTCTATCGGAATATAAGTAACCACCGGCATAGATACCGGAGTGATTTCTATTGCCTGTGAATCAGCAGAGATTTCACTTCCGGCAGAGTGCGTAGTGATTGAAAATATCAGAATCACGCACAAAGAAAAAGCTGAAGCTATTACAGTTATTTTTTTCATGTACGTCTCCTTAAAAATATCCGGCTGCCCTCCGCCAGTCTTTTGAACCGAGCCAAGGGCAGTCTGCCATATCCCGATAGGGATTCCCTGTGCCAACGCTATCCAATCCATCCGTCAGTCACATCAGTTCCCAGATGTTTCCGTCTACATTAAAGTCCAAAAGGATGGCCGGGTCCAGACCGTTCGCAAAATCGGAATAGCTCAGATTGTCCGCATACAAACCGAAGTCAACATAGTTGTCGCCGATGGGATGCTCCGCATCATAAACCCATCCAACAACCTGACCGGCTTTTGTCGGAGGCAGCCCCAGCATGTCATAAACATCATTCAGGAAAAGGCGTTTCTTTGCCCTGAGCAAATCGTTGGCGTACTTTTCCTGTGCTTTCAGGAACATCAGATTGTACTCGTTGTTGCTTTCCCAGTGAGGGTTCAGGACGCTGTTTCCGTCTTCGTCCATCGTGTACTTCTCAAAGAATCGGGCGTATCCGCTTACATCGGACGGATTAACGACGAAAGTGGTCTTCTTTACCTTCTTTTCTTTGCCGGTTTCCTCATCAATAACGGTTTCACTTACCTTCTCCGCTTTGATGTTGTATTTAAGTTCCCGGTCAATCTCCTTTCCAAAGCGCTCGATAACCCGTTTCCGATATTCCTTGAAACTCTTGTCTACGGTTGCATAAGCCGCTGCCAGTGCCACATTTCTTTTCCGAAGAATGTTGTTTGATGCCAAAATGCTGGTAATAGATAAAGTACCAAGAGCCACAGCCGGCGCATACAGCTTAGCAAGTTTAACCCCGGTCTGAAGATAGACAACCGACAGGTCTTTCTTAGAATCCTCAATGGAATAGTCTTCGCCCGCCTTGGTCACGCCTTTTTCTGTCGCATCGTGAATCTCATCCACATCACTTTTCGTCTTGTCGATGATTTTTCCGACCTTCGTTGTCGCCCGGCACGCCATAACCGCACTCGCTACGGTTCCGACGATACCCGCTACAATGAGAATCTCCGGGCTGTGTTTTTTCAACTGAAAGCCGACTTTATTGAAAGTTCCGCTTACCTTCGTCATGATTTCTTCTTTTTTCATGGTTAATTGTTCTCCTTTTCCAAATTTTTGAGATGGTCAATAAGATGCTGCGTGTACCACATGATTTTCTCTAAATCCTGGATTCCGTTCTTTTTCTTCCAACGGCACGCATATTTGATGATGTTACCGGTATCCACCGCTTCAATACCCTTGAGGTCGAACGTAAAAGCTTCTATTGCCTCAATTACTTCCAACCCTGTTTCTGACTGGTAGTGATCGGGATGGGATACCATTTTGTCCCTTGATTCATACATGGCAAATCCCTCCCTAATTCAGCGGAAGCGCTTTAGGCAGCTTAAGAATATAACCGTCTCTTACCCGAACGGGCTTGCATCCGCTGATATCTGTCCAGCCGTACTTATTCACGGCATAGTTGTTTGTTGATACATCAGCCAAATCATACAAATCGCCAACGCTGACCACTCCATACTGGCTGATAATGTCGTTCATAGCATCGAGAACTGACTCAGCGTCCCCACGGGTTTCAAATATAATGTCGTCGTAATCATACCCGCCCCTCGTCCCCGCTGAACGATAATCCCTCCTCCGGTCAGAATCCCGGTCATAGAATTTTCCGTAAGATACCTTGGATGCTGTCGAGTTTTTCTTGGTACGTCCTGTTTCACCGTAAAGAATCATGTCAATTCCGTTCGTCACAATATCTGAGATTGCTTTCTTTACCGCAGGTACCAAAACCTCCATAATGATATAGGATTTGACATTCCCGACATCCTCGGAAATAAAGACATCGGCAAACTTCTGCATTTCACCTTTCTTTTTTGATTTGGCAGAGCCGGTGATTACTTTCCCTACTTTTTTCTCAGGTAAAGCATCGGATTCTCGCTGTTCTTCTTTGGATTTATGAGAATTCGGCTTGTATTCTTCCATTTACTTTCTCCTTTCACCAGCCGCAATCAGCTTCCCAGGTAACGTAATTCTCGTATTCGGAAGTCTGTTGTGCTGCTTTTTAAATTGATACACAAGATTACTCCTTGCTTTTTTCTCAGACACGGCATAGGTGGTCGATTTCCAACGATGCGCGACACAGTTTTCAAACTCCATAACCGGTCCATCATATGCATACTGGTTCATAAAAACACCTCCTGCAAAAAGGAAAAAGGGAAAGCACCTTGTTTCAGATACTCTCCCTCGCATGATCCACCAAATATCATACACGCAGATTTTTATTTTTCTGATTCTTCATCGGTTTCGGCAACCTCGACATCGACATCTACCACCACGTCGGACTCCATACGCTTTGCCTCTCTCCGTGCTTTGATTTTGGCCATTACCGGTTTAGCCAGCTTGCAGATTGCCATACCTGCAAGGATGCCCAAACCGAAACCAGCCGCCACCTTACAGCCGCAGCGAGAACTCGCTTCAACAACTTCCTCCGTTGTAGTTTCGATAAGTTCCTCGTTTGCCATAACTTCGTTAGGTTCCATAATTGTTCTCCTTTCGTTTATGAAATAATGTGGATTACTCCATTAAAGACATTGTTTTTTTCGCGCATTAACCGTTGCTGAAATCGTATCTCGGAGCGATGTGATACTCAATTACAAGGCAAGGCGTTCCGTCGTCAGCCAATTGCGAGCTGAATGACACATCAATATACCCTTGGTCAATGTTCCAGCCGAGTTCATCTCCGATGGAAGTCCCGTTCAAACCGATTTCGTAATAGAACTCGTTCAGAGAAATATACATCTCATCCCGCATCCGTAAGTTAAGCTCATTGACAGCCTTCTTTATCTTCTCGATATCGGACTTAAAATATCGCCCGGACACAGTATCGAAGCAGAGAGTGTTTCCACGCTCAAGAATAACCACCTCACGATTGCTTACCGGATTCTTCTCGATTTTATCCTTAGCAACCGCATCCCGGATTCCCTGTTCTTTTTTCTCTCCGATGGTTTCCACCACTTTTTCCTGATACTCTTTCAAAGCCGATTCCGAAAGTGTATAAGCCGTAGCAAGCGCCGCTCTGCGCCGTATATTTACTGAACTGGCTCCGATTAAACAGGCTATTGAAACAGTTCCGATAACAGCCGTTGGAATGTAACAAGCCCACGCAGCCTGAACGGTTTCTTTCGGTGTGAGATCGTTTACCTCCAGCTCGTCCTTCCTTTCTTCAATGAGAATTAGAGCTTTTGGTGTAGCCCGGACCGCCATCACGGTTGTTGTAATCATCCCGGCAATCCCGATACCGGTTAGAATTTCCGGACTGTGTTTTTTCACGGCAGTTCGCATGTTTCGGATAGCTGCCGCTATTGTTTTTTTGTCCATCGATGTTCTCCTTTCGAATCTGGTCGCACATAAGCGCATCCCCTTTCTAAAATATAAAACCGCCCACAAGGGGCGGCGATTATTTAACCAACCAGAACTCCGGACGAACCCCGCTAGAGTTCGAAGCGACGTTGCAGTACGCATCGCCCCTGCCGTTCACATCGGCGAAATGAGCCGAAGAAACGCTCCTCTTGGTTGCATTGCGAAGCCACCACCAGCACCAGTCATCCTTAAAATCGCAGACTCTGTTTCCGCGCCGCTTCATAAGCTCGAACTGCTCATCGTTATCCGGCTCAAAGTTTTCGTAAAAATCGTCGTGACCGAAAATCTCCCCGTATGTAGGAAGCGTAATCTCACGAATTTTGGTTCTCAGCTTTTCCGGAAATGACGGAAGAACCGTTTCGCGGAGCCACCTGCACATATCCGATTTGTCGAAACCGCCCTCATTGGTGTTGGTCTCATTCATCGGATGCCGGGCGATAACATCGTCAAACAGGAAAAGAATTCCCTTGTCCGTCACTCTCTGAGCCGTGGCCGTAAACTTTCCGAAGCCGCTCAGCCTCACCGTAATCTGATCTCCTACACAAATTTCGTTTGTCTTGAACAGCACCTTTCTTGCTACCTTCATGATTTTTTTCTCCTTTCAATTTTGGCTAATTATTTCAAACATCTTGTAATTTCCAAGATGTCTGTTGCTATTTCATAGGCAACATTAAATATCTGCCTGTCTCTTTTATCAGCGTGGTCTTTCATAGAAAATTCTCGTGTCTTTGTTGCGAAGTCCGAAATGATATCAATTGGGTCTTGTTCCGGATTTTTGCGAATACAATTCAAGAGTTCGTTTCCAGCCCATCGTTGATAACTAACTTCCTTGAACCAATGCTTATCCCAACTTCGTTGTGGTTCTGTGAAATCGAAAATATAATCCTCAATAATCAAAATAACCTGTTCATACTTAGACATAGCTCTCCCCTTATAACAGAAAAGAAGAGTCCCTGTTAGGACTCCTCAATTTCGTCATCTCTTTTGGCAAGTGCTTCGTTTACTTTTTCTTCGATTTTTTCATCCATCTTCTGCTCGTTGACCCAATCGGTTACAAGCGTTGCCGCCACTCCTATAAAAGTCGCCGCCAGACCAAGAACTTTAATCAATTTACTCTTAGTAGCCATAAAGCGATTACCTCCTTTTCATAATAGAACTTGCAATTTTTGCGAACTAAGAAATATCCAATTTCCCATCAAATTTGTTAGGGTCCCAGACAGCGGATATCACACAACATTCCAAACCGTCTTCCATCACAGTGCGATGATTTTCAAAGTCAAGCCACATAATTCCACCTTCCATAAGATCGTCCATAGCCCAGGCTATTTCATCTCCGTATTTGATTCCGTCAAGACCAAGGAAATCATAGAACTCATTTATAGTTGTATAGCCTCGAAGTTGAAGATTTCGATTTATATGATACTGAGCGTTCACTATGGCGGCCATTGTTGCAGTAAAATATCTCTTGGAAAACATGTCATAACAAAGAATTTTTTCGCTTTCCGAGTCCATATCCGCCGAATAGACACCTAACCCGTCAGCCGAAATATAGGTTTCTTTAGCTATTTCAGCATGGATTTTGTTATCAGCATCTTCGCCATAAACTTTTTTGGCTGCTTGTTGGTACTGCTTGTAGGATTCGTTAAGCATAGCGTATGCGCTCGTCAAAGCCGCCTGATTGCGCTTGTCCATTACACCAATACCAACAATACACGTAACGGTGCCAATACCTATCAAGACTGACGGAATATAACATTGCCAAGTCGTCTGTACAAGTTCCATAGGTGTAAGCTTATCCGTTTCCAGCTCATCTTTCTTGGCTTTAATAAGCCGCAATGCTTTAGGTGTTGCTCGTACTGCCGTTACAGCCGTACCAACAACGCCGACGATTCCTAAAGCAGTTAGGATTGTCGGGGATGATCGTCGCAACCCCATTGTAAATTTGCCCATATGTTTTCTCCTTTCATTTTTGGCAAAAATAAAAGAGCCGTTGCCGACTCCAAACTTAAGAGAAGCAGATAGGACTCGAACCTATAACTTCCACGGGTGTGTGGCGCTCTACCAATTGAGCTACTGTCTCTCCATAATATAACCTGTAAATTTCGCGTAAAAAGAAAAAGAGCCGTTGTTAGCGGCTCACTTCCTTCGCTTGATAATGTATCTAATAATGATAACTATTAGACCGATACATATAATCACATCACCAAACATCAGTATAAATACTATTCCACATGTTCCAATCGTGAAAATAGCACATACACTAAATACCAGTAACAGAATCAATAACACCGTAAATAATATCATATCGTTACACCATCCTTTCATAATACGCAATGTAAATATCGCGCAAAAAGAAAGAGCCCTTGTTAGGACTCCACTCCTGTTAAAAATAGTGTTCTTTCGGTATACCGTTCCATCCTTCGATCTGGTTAATTTCTTTCCCAATTTGTTTCAGCATTCTTACGATTTTAAACTGCGTCCCCAAAATAAGAATCCCCGTAACCAATAAAATAATAGTAAGCATACTTTCATCCTCCTTCTATTTTTTTCATAAAAGAAGTTGTATTTTATGCGAAGAAAAAAGAGAACCCGTTTAAACGCATTCCCTTTTTACATTTTTGCTAATCGTTGGTATCGTTTCTACCTTTTATCAGAATTAACACCCCAATCAAAATCAGTGCACATCCTAATAAAGTCATAACTCTTCACCATCCTTTCATAATACGCAATGTAAATATCGCGCAAAAAGAAAGAGCCCTTGTTAGGACTCCTCCTCGTTTTTCTTAAACCTACTCTTGATGTACTCTGTGATGTCGCTCCAGTAGAACCAAAGGTACGGAACAATCATCGAAATCACCAGTAACACCGAATATCCTTTCCAGTGCCTCCTCAGCCATTTCCATGACGGTCTCATAACCATTTCGTTGTATTCTTTTAATGCTCTCATCATAATTGTACCCTCCTGAAATTAGTTTATTTTTTCATAAAAGCCCTTGTAAATTTTGCGTATGTAAAAGCGAAGAGACCGTGTTTCCACAGTCTCAACTCTTTATAAACCAATCGCTGCCAGGAGCTTTGTAAGCTCATCTTTTCCCAATTCCGCATCTATATTCAAGTGAACATGAGCCGTTCCGTCTGTAACCGTTGCGGTGAATTCATTCAACTGGATATCCACTTCATATCCGGCTTTTTTCTTTACCTCTCTTTTTACAAACTTGGCAATCAAGTTCCTCAAGAATTTTGAGTTGATTTTCATTTCGTCCATACTCCTTTTTCTCCTTTCCAAACGTTGGTTTTTCATAAAGGGGGTTGTATTTTAAGCGCAAAAAGAAAGAGCCCTTGTTAGGACTCTCTCTCATACTGTAATTTCTGTAATGATATACGCATCTTTGCAAGTTCACTTCTGAGTGTTTCCATTTCATAGACATTTTTACTTCGTAGCAGCATATCCTCAAATATGCGTATCTTACTGCTTAAATGCTTTTCTGTTTTGCTCACTTTTTTTCTCCTTTCATAAATGCATAATTTTCCATAAAAGGAGCTGTAAATTTTGCGTCTAAATATCACGTCTGTCAAAGACCGTTTCCCACCGTTCTCTCGCAATTGGCTTCATCTTCAACGCCCACATAATCTGCCGGATGGTAACAGTAGGGTAGAGACCATCTTTACATTCTCCAGCTCGTTCGTCAAAGTATTTCTTGAATCCCGGATGCAAATATAAATCATCTGTCAGCCATGGGTCAACTTCACTCCACCACGTACTCTTTGTCTCTGAGTCATATCGTTGCTGAATGACGGCTAATCCTTTATCACTAATCTGAAAAAGAGTGCAACTGTTATAAACTGGATGTTCACAAATATAAAGTTTACCATACATCGAAAGATAAATAGCAGGCTTTTTGTAATGGTATCTCATGCCAGCCTCCCAAAAGCAAAAGAAAGAGCCCTCGTCAGGACTCCCTCTTGTGTTGATAATTCTTTAATCGTCAAATAGTTTACATGACGTTTTGCAATGCGGATATGGACCTCCGCAGGCTCTGCATCCTGCCGGTGGAATATCACCTCCAAAACTCTTATGTACGCTTGATGTCCATTCTACTTCTTCGTCATCTTCGTACTCATATTCCATTTCATCCACTTCCCATCCACATGATGGGCAGGCGTAAATATCACATCCACCGTTTAGATCTTCTCTGCGGTCCATTACAGCCCCACATTTGTTGCAAATCGCATACCCGTTATTCAGGTATTCTACCAATTCCATACCTTCGGGTCTGATAATTTTTTGGCTCATAAAGTCATTACCTCCTTGATAATCCGAAAGTAACAGCATTATTGTACGGTTACTCTCTATATTAAGTCAAGAGATAAAGAGCTCTTTTGCATCTCCATTCCATAATAGGGACTGTAAAAATCACGTAGAAAAACGAAAAGGACATGCTTTTCACACGTCCTCTCGTTCCGAAACTCTCAAATTCCTTATTTCTTCGTCGGTCTAAAACGGTTAAATAATCCTCTGAATGTTGTTGAGGTGTATGTTCCGCTTTCCTCGAACTTAAATCCCCTGCGCATCCAGATTGCATAGAACATCAACGGCAATATTAACTCGGCCGCTGCCGTACCAAGCCTGAAGTATCGGTCTTTGACCTGTTCAGCTAACTGGTTCTTCTTAAACTCATCATCGTTTTTACGATTTTCTGATTTCTCCTCGAAGTCCAGTGCTGTTTTAGTCTCATCGACCCTCAGCTTGTACAACGTTGCCAGATTTTCTGTCGCTGTCAAATGTTCTTTGCTCCCGAATTGCATAGAAGATAATGCTTCGATTTCTGCTTTAATCTCCTCGTCCAATAAGTTGCGGATTTCTTCCATTTTGTTTTTCTCCTTTCACTCGGTTTTATCAGTTTCCATAAAAGGAACTGTTATTTCTGCGAAATATAACTTTTGAGGTTGACTTTAAGAATTACATACTTCTTGGATGCTACGGTATCTACATCCTTGGATAGTTCCAGAAACATAAATGGTCCATCCGGGTCAGAGGTATCAATCCGTAAAGTGCCAATATCCAAAGGTTTAGTTATAATCTTGGTTATAATTGAAGCAATTACAATGTCGATCGCAAAGATAATTACAAGGATAATTACAAGTTCCATAGAGTTCTCCTTTCAAATTGTTTTTTCAAATTTTTCCACCCGGGAATTTTTCAGATATCAAAATACCATGTTTTTCCGTCACCTGCGTACTGGAATTCTAAGCTAGAATAAAAAGAAAGAGCCATTGCTGGCTCAGTCTTTTAAAAGTCTTGTGATAAGGTATTCTGTTCCGATAATCCCTATAATGCAGATGCCAATCCAAGGGATAAGCCCTGCTATGTATGGATTTTTGATTTTCATAAAATATCACTCTCCTTTCATAATAGGAGCTGTTATTTCTGCGAACCCTCACCTTCATAGACGATTTTCTTCCTCAAATCAGACCACGAAATATAACGTTCCTTCCGGCAGACTGGGCAGAAGAATTTAATCACTTTGCCGCCGATGTCCTCCAAATCCTGACTGTCCGCTTCCAACCGGCTTTGACAATTCGGGCAGTTGAATCGGTACACTTTTTTCACCGCAACATCTACAATCTTCATATCAACCACGCTCCTTGTTTAGCAGCCAGAAGAATCGTCTGTACAAGTCGTAATAGACATCCTTACAGCATGGAATATCTAATCTAGCTTTCAAACAATCGTAAGAGATGCCATTTGTAACAGCCTGTAAAATATAACTTCCAAGTACCGCATCGGTTTCTTCGGCTACCAGTTTCACCAATTCCATTCTGTCGGAGTAAAATATCCTCGCCTCAGCGCATTTTGCTGTCGGATCACCAAGATGCTGCTGACTCGAAAACAAAACCAAATCTGTCGGTCTCTTAGCCAGCCCGTTCAAGGCTAAGTATGCTTTTTTCCAGATAGGATACTGGAGACAGAAATGTTTCAACTCATAATACCGGTGTTTTTCAATCCAATAGGGATTCTTCTCGGACAACTCCGGTCGTATCGTCGTTCCCATTAGCGTTTCTCTCCTTTCCACAAATAGCCTGTTTCTTCATAGAGGAGCTTCGGAGAGATATAGAAATTGATACGTCCGTACCTCGAATTCATCTCCTCAATGTTGGTTACAAGTTTGCCGTTTCGAGTGGCCTTTCCGATTGGAAGCCATCCGGATATGATTCCGGCTCTGACCCAGGATGCATCCTTACCGTACACTCTGGCCGCGACGACCACCGGCACCGAACCCGACTCAAATATAATTTCTTCCATTGGCTCTTGCCTCCTTTCAACGGCTATTCTAGGATAAGAACCGCTTTTAGTAAAAACAACCTCGGTGGTATGGCGGCAAAAAGAAAGAGTCCTTGTTAGGACTCCATCTCGTCTACATACTTTCCAAATGCTTTAATTTCTCTTTTAAGTTTTATTTTGTCTTTCCACAGATCAACAGTTTCGATTCCGAATATAATCAGCGCCGAGAAAGCTGCTCCGATTCCTACTCCAATAAGGACGTCTTTTGCGCCTTTATTATAGCAAGAATTTGCAAACTCGCTAAGTGCTTTCATAGCTTCTTCTTCCGTTACTGTTGTTTTAATTTCTTCTGACATAATAATTCTCCTTTCGAAATATAAACAATTCTTTCATAATAGCAGTTGTAATTTTTGCGAAGATTTCCACCGAATCATCGTCATCTCGCAAGGATAATCCTCATATCCAATCGTCTCACAAGTAATAAGTCCCTCTATCACGCCTCGGATAATTTCCGCCTCATACTGCTTGTACGGAAAAATATCATCTGGAAGCTCTCTATGTAAATGTCCACATTTGATACAGCGTAATCTCCGAACCTTAATCCAGCTTGTACTTCTCCTTTTTGTTCGTACAATTCTTGGAACGCTGTCGTAGTATTTCAACGCTCCGCCGCAATCAGGACAGGTTGATTCGTCATGAGTAACCATATACATCACCTCCAGAGTGAAAAATAAGTGTAGGAGTAGTTGACAATTCCTACACTATGATATATGATTACTAATGGCAAATCAACAGAAACTCTGAGATTTGTCAAGAAAGGAGTGAGCGCACCATGCTGATGCAATGTCCCGAATGCCAACTGCAAGTAAGCGATAAGGCAACATACTGTCCTCATTGTGGCTATCCGATGCAGCCAGACATAAAACCAAGAAAGCCTCGCAAATCCAACAAGCGAAGAAGACTGCCAAATGGATTCGGACAGATAAGTGAAATCAAAGGAAGAAATCTTCGAAATCCATTTCGAGCTATGGTTACAGTTGGAAAAACTCCGACTGGACGGCCTATTTGTAAGCCACTCAAACCGGAGTCATACTTTCCCACTTATAATGATGCCTATGCTGCTTTGGTAGAATATAACAAGAATCCGTATGATTTAGAGCCAGCCATAACAGCGAAAGAACTCTATGAAAAATGGACAGAAGAATATTTCAAGACTCTGAAGAACGATGCGAGTGCGAGGGCCGTTACCTCTGCCTGGGCTTATTGCTCATCTGTCTACGATATGCGGGTAATGGACATTCGGGCGCGCCATGTAAAAGGCTGTATGGAAGAAGGAATAGCTGTAGTTAGGGGGAAAGAGCAGCGGCCTAGTGCGTCCATGAAAAATAAAATTAAATCTCTGTTCAACCTTATGTTGGATTATGCTTTGGAATATGAGATTGTTGACCGTAACTACTCCAGAAGTTTCAATCTGACGGAAGAAACCATCAAAGAAATCCAGACCGTTAAAAAGGAACACATCCCGTTTACGGATGAAGAAATTGCATTGCTTTGGGAACATGTGGATGATAAACGGTATGTTGACGCAATCCTGATTCAATGCTATTCTGGATGGAGACCGCAGGAACTTGGATTGATACGGTTGGAAGATGTTGATTTGGAGAATTGGACTTTCAAAGGCGGTATGAAAACAGATGCCGGTACCGATAGGGTTGTTCCGATTCATTCAAAGATACAGTCGCTAGTGCTCAGAAAATATAAAGAGGCAGAATCCCTGGGGAGCGAATTCCTTTTCAATTGCACCGATCCGGACAGAAACCGGAAAAATATAAAGTTCACGTACAACCGGTATCAAAAGGGATTTACAAGAATCCGTGATGAGCTGAAGTTGAATCCAGACCATAGACCACATGACGGACGAAAACATTTCGTAAGTATGGCAAAAAAATATGGCATCGATGAATACGCCATCAAATATATGGTCGGACATAAGATTTCTGACATCACTGAAAAAGTGTACACAGCAAGAGAGTTTGACTGGCTGCGAGAGGAAATAGAAAAAATAAAATAGAATGTCTTTTGTGTAGGAATGTTGGTATAGGAGTGGTGCAGGAATAATATATGATTTACATACATTTCCCTGCTTTTTACCACTTCTAACCGCTTTTAAAAGTATTGATTTTACTGGTTTTTTCGCAAGTAGTCAGCTTAGGAAGTTTTTATTTATATATTCTAATGCCTATACTGAAATTCAAACAAACTGCAAAATATCATGAGGAATATACGCTGGTATTTTCTAGGTAGTGTTCACATAAGCACATCGACAATGAGAGCAAAAAAAACAAAAGCCAAAAAGATAATATCCAGTTTGTCATAGCGGGTAAAAATGCGACGAAATCGCTTGATACGGCG